TGTTTGCGGATGGCATCGTTGTCCCTGTGATGGGATTTGATATGCTCAAAAGAGTTCCAAGTTTCTCTGGTTCTCCTTCCTGAATAAGAGAATTAGAACCTTGATAGATGTAATGAGTTCCTGCAACACCAGTTACATTCTCAATCTCAAGACGAATGGGAAGGAATGGAGTAGAGCACCAAACTCCTGGATTGGTATTTGCATTATCAAAAGTATGAGATGCAACAGTCTCATTCTTCATTAACCAAGCAAATTGAATTATACCTGCACCATACCATTCATAATTGATAGAAATCATTTGTTGTTTTGTTGGATCTGCGGTTACTCCAGTCCACCCATTACCATCAAACTTTTCACCATTCCATTCATCTCTGAATACTCTGGTTTCTGTAACAATTCCAGTTACACTACTGCGAATTACATAAGAATATGTTCCGCCATTATCCTCAAAGAAAACACCATTATTGTCATCAAACAATCCAAATCTTCTGCGAATACCTACCTGTGGTGTATCAAGACGAATTGCAAATGCAAGAGTTGCACCTCTACCAGGAATGTATCTCATCACATTCTTGGTTTGACGAATTACTTTACTTCCTGCAGTAGATCCAACTTGCATAACAACATTACTGGCATTTACATTAAATGTTGCAGTTCCAACTCCAACGATTCTCTCATCCCAAACATCAGTCTCTTTACCATACTGAAAGGTGTTAAAGAATACTGTTTGGAACGGAGCAACTTTTAATCTGTTGTTATTGGAAAACTGAGGTCTCCAATCTGTCTGATTACCCCAGTGATCTGCAATATTAAAAACTTCAAAAAGTGTCCTTTCCTGATTTAGAAAGTCCTGCGTACTCTTATTCCACTGTGCCATAAATCAATCACTCCAAGATAATCTTTCTGGTCTATATCGTTGTGCGTCTTTAATTTTTAAAGAATTTGATGTTGCTGGGTAAATATTATGAACTATTGCTCCGGGATATTCTCCCTGAAGTTGTTCAGCAAGTTCATTTTTATCTATCATTTTACCTTCAACTTCCATACGATAAAGTCTTCCTTGCCAAACTACGTCAGCAAGAAAAGATTCATTTGCCGCCTCTGGTTGAGATGCATTCATGTAAAGATTTCCATTGAAATCTCCGGCAATGTTGATGCTCTCTGAAATAAACTGTTGAAATGATTTCATTTTAATTACAGTTCCAACGACGAAGGGCTTTGTTAATTCTTGAATCTGGGTCTCTTGCTGTTTCTGCTGATGTATTCTTTGCTTTGTGACCTTTCATCCTACTACAAAAGTTTTTACGACGACCTGCTCTTTTACCTGTTGGATTCTTTTCAGTTACCGCAGTTTGGAGTTTTGATCCAGGATTCTCACGACGATAAGCATCTACTGCTTTTTGACTTAAACCATCAGTCTTATCTTTACGATTTACTGATTGCCAGTCTTCCATAAATTGAGAGAATGACTTGAGATGATACTCATCCGCAAGAGGGAGTTTTGGACCTTGCAACTTTCTTTCTGCTGCTGCTTTTTCACCAGAATTAGTATTTCCTGTGGCAAGATTTCTAATTTTTGCCATTTTTTGTGCTTGTCTATGACCTGCACCAATTTCAAAACTAATCTGTTCTTTTTGCATCTCACCACTATCTACATAATCTGCTGCAGCATCAAGATAATCTGCCGCTTTAGTAATTTTTGATTGAACCCACGCTTCAATATTACCTTCACCTTTCATTTTCTTACGAAGTCTTTTTGCAGCAGAAATAATTGTGGAAATTTCTGAGCGAGCCATTGAATACTCATGATCATATGACTCTGGAAAATTTCCAGGATGCACAGTAGCAATGCTATATTTCTTTTGATTTGGAGAGAGGGGTTCGGGTATGGAAAACATATCCCAATATTTTGGACCATATTTACATTCCGCTCTCGTTTCTGTTTTTTCACATTTGGGGCAGTATCTTCTCATTTCCATTTCCTCATTTGCCTTTACACAATTATTGTATGTTTTTCCAAACATTTTCTTTGTGCCCTTCTTTTTATACCCAGGCCAACACTTTTGACCTTCATCAATAACAGTCTCTTCAGACTTTGTGCCCCAACTTGCAGCACCTACTTTGCGACATTTAACCAGTGCTCCAGATGCATATGCACTTGGCCAAACGTCATATCTCGACTTTACTTTATGGTAGCAGGCATCTTTTTTTCCACTACCCTTTCCTTTAATGTCTCTTTGAGCTTCGTTGATTTCCATCGTTTCGTTAAGTCCTGGTTCTGGTTTAATGTAATTTGGATCTTTTTTACCTTTGGCAAAAGTTTTAACCAACGTTGGCTTTGCACTACCACTTTTTGCCTGTTGCCCCGGATCTTCCTGTCTTTTTCTACGCACTGCTGCTTTAATAATTGCTTCTCCCTTTTTTCCTTTTGCTCTGAGAGAAGAGAGTCTTGCACTACTAAAACACTTTGGAGTTTTGGTTTCTCCGGGATCATTGGCACATGGAGAACCGTCTGCTTGCACCCAACCAGGTTTTCCTTCTTTTGATTTTGATCCCTTAAACCACTGGTGCAATGACCCACTTCGCTCTTCAGTAACATCCTTAAATTTTTTGTGTTCTTTTTTGGCGGATGCTTCCATTTTCTTGAGTCGAGTATAATAATCAGGAATTTCGTCTAGATGTTGAAGAGCAATTTCTTTAGCAAGAGTATGATTTTTAGTATGCTCATGCTCAATAGGTTCACCCATATCCAATTGCTTTTGGATGAAAGAAACCTCCATACGATGCTTCTTCGCAATTTGCTCAACAGTCTTAAATGGTTTCAATTGCTCTTTCAATTTCTTTTTACGACCTTGACAATGAGCTCTTTGTGAAAACCCCTTTGGATTGTCGCAGTCAATAGATTTTTTATATTTATCTGACCAACCCATTAGGATAGTAAAATTATTCCTTATTATTTAGAAAACCTTGCTTGAGTAATTTTGATAATTCGGATGTTGACCCAACAAAAACTGCATTATTTGTCACATTATTAGTTGTCTTTACAGATTCATCTTCAACATCTTTGAGTTTTTTCTGCAAATCTATAAGTTTATCTGTCACATCTCCAACACTTTTAATTAACTGTCCAGCAACTTCGTACGCTCTTGGACTTCCACCTTCTCCTGCAAGCTCCATTATCCCATTAATTGCTTCTTGCCCCTTTTCAATTAAGGAGTATAGATTTGCTCTGGTGTATTCATAATCTTTTTGAATATCATCCACTTTTAAAGGAGATATCTTTAAATCATCTTTTACCTTTTCTACTTCAACAATATTACTTTCAATATTAAGAGCAGAATCTAAACTGTCAAATGTATTACTCATACTAGGTTAAATATCCCTTTGTTGTGTTGGACTATAAGTTTTAGAGTCCTCAAAACTTTGCCAAGTTTCATTAAACCCAAAGTCATCATCTGGATTTGCATCAATAGGATCTGGAGTAAGTGTATATCTCATCTCTCTCTTTGCTATTGCAGTATCTGTTGAATTATAGTAATCAACCTGAACCTTACGAATAAGACCATCTGTAGAATCTGCAATAGGACCAAACAGATATGTTTTTACTGTAAAGTTAAAGGTATAAATTAATATTCTTCTTGTTGAAAAGTCTCCTTCATAATCATCAGTAAATGATACATTATCCAAAACGATGGGAATATCTCTTTTTTCTCCAATAGAATCAATCAAATCTACTGTTAGATTGAATGATGGTTGAAAATAAGGTAGTATTTGTTCAACTACTTGCAGGGCATCATCCTGCAATTTTGTCATTACATTTAATTGAAATCCAATGTTATATGGAACTGGTAAATAAACTTTTTTTAAATTTGTCCCATCAGATGCTTTAAATGTTTGAGTAATATTTGCTTTCCTAGTCGCATCATATTGAATAGATGTCATCTCAAATGCCATTCTGGGTAATGTAATGGCAATTGGTTTATTTAATTCTGGTTGCTGTTGGATTCTGGCAAGAAATTTTTGAATTGGACCATATGCCAAAGCAACCTTCATTTCACTTATACTATCACCAGTGGAATCTTTGTGCCTTATGTAAATATCATTGAAAACTGTTCCAAATGCAATGACAGTTCTTCTGATAATTTCATGATAGTAATATGTTCCAAGCATTAGAATGTACCAAATGGATTTGATTCTGAAAAATCTACGATGCCTTCGGCTGCGTTTTCAATTTCTACATTTTCACTATATTTATCATATTGGTCCCATGTATCATATGATTGGACAGAATAAATTGCACTTGACGCAGATCCAACAAGAATTTCTCCTGGATAAAATTCTTTTGTTGCAGCATTATCTACAAAAGACACCTTAAGAACTCTTGTATCAAGATCCCACGATTTGACTCTACCACGAGTTCCAGATATGGATCCAAATATTTCCTCATTGAAAATATAATTACCAATTCCGGAAAGAACTGGTGGGGGTGCAATTGTTACGGTTGGTGCAACTGTATAACCAGCACCAGGGTTTGCTATTCTCAAAGATGCTACCGTTTGTCCGGTACCTACAATTGCAGTTGCTACAGCAGTCTCTCCGGCACCTGTTGGTCCACTTATTGTTACTGTTGGTGAAACAATATACCCAGATCCAAAATTAACCATTGTTAATGTGGAAATGCCGCTCTGGGTGGTTTCGATTGAGCATGTAGCTGCAGCACCAACGCCACCACCGCCCGAAATCACAATAGATGGTGCAACTGTATATCCTGCTCCCGCTGAGATTAAAACAATAGATTCTACAGATTTAACTCCACCTCTACTTGTGGTAATTGCCACTGCCCTTGCAGTTATTCCCCCAACCGGTGCTGATGTAAATTCAACCGTAGGTGTAGAAGTATAACCATATCCGTCATTATTCAAAAAGACTTTACGAATATATCCAGTTGCTAGTGTAGCACTAGCAACGGCTGTAGATCCTGCTCCAATAAGTTGTAAAGTAGTAATATACCCTTCATCTTTAATTTGACTATCAATTTCTTCAATGGTAGTATCAATAATTTCATCCTCATATTCAAACAACTCACACTTTAATTCATACATGTAAAGTTTTCCTAGTTGGTAAAAATTAACCTCATGCTCAACAAATTTAACTTCGAATAATCTTTGCCCTAAAGGAAAATAAACCAAATCACCTTCCCTTGGTCTAGATGCAAGAACAATTTCATCATCATCAGACGCTTCTAAAAAGGGCGCTATGAAATCTTCAAATCTTTCTTTTGAAATTACTAAACTTAATTCATCTTTCAAATTTACACCAAATTTTGAAAGAATATCTCCTTGACCACTATATCCATCATAATTATTAATATATGCTTCAATCGCATAATTATCATCAAATTTTGATGATTGAATTTCCCTAATTATGGTTTGCTTTCTGACAAATTTTCTAGGAATGTAGATTACATCTACTCCATAAATTTTTAACTGTTCATTAATTAAATCTTGTACAAGCCTTTGTTCTCCTGCAGAACCTTGTAAAAAGAAAGGATTAAGTGCCATTATTATCCAATAAAATCGTAAGGTGGAAGTTCATAATCCATAGACATTCTTTGCATTATGTCTGCAATTTCTCTTTCAGCGTCTTCATAAATTTCTCTACCATTTAATTCAATTCCACCGGGGAGTTTGACTCCTCTGAATTTAATTAGATTTTGACCCCATTGTCTTTTTATTAGAGCAGTTAAGTATCTCTTTAAAAAACTATCATTGTAAACTTTAGTAAACTCATTAGGATCTAAAATTCTATAACAATCAATAATAATATAATTATCTTTTGCTTTTGCAGTCCAATCTATATCTAAATACAATCTATTTTGTCTTTTATTATATCGTATCTGCTTATCTGGTGTAAGTAAGAAATCAATATCTTCCAGATATGTTTTAACCATAGAATACTGTAAAAGTTCAACCGAATTAAAATAATATAAATCATTTAAAAATAACTGATACTTAATACTAAACATTCCTGCAGAGATAGTGCTAGTATCAAACTTAAAAACTTTTTCAATTCCAATTATTGAGTCTGGTACTTGAATAAAATTGGAATTTTCATAAAAATTAAATGTAGTGGTTCCAATTCCACTGATATTAGCCGATCCCGTTGTGGTAACAATACCAGCACCTACACTAGGATCTGCTTGTCCCCTATTTAAGTCTTCTTGTGTAATTTTATACTTGAGATACATTCTCTCAACACCATCAAAATGCCTCTCTTGAAAGTATTGGAGCGCATCATCAACTAAATCATCGATCTGGTCGTCATCAACGTTAATTTCCAGTACAGGTGCTCCTAATCTTCTTAGGCAGTAATCAATTAATTGTTGTCTGGTTGCTGGTTTTGCCATTAGTAAGTACCCCCATCTATTGCATTTGACCAAGTAGGAATATTGCTATTATCCGTTGTCATTATATAGTTTGTATAATCTATTCCATTCTGTGGACTATTTGTAGAAACCATTAGTCCACTGGAATTGAAATATGGCATTCCGTTGGTATAATATGGTCCATAATATAATCCACCAGATACTGTGGCAATTCCAGATATAATCGCGTTTCTGGCAGTAAATTCATCAAACTTTAGGTCATCACTTACATATAAGTCGCCATCAACATATACATCACTTTTAAATGTTGTCAGACCTACAAATGTAGAAACCCCCGTTACATTTAAGTTATTGACGGTGGCAATACCAGTTACATTTAAATTGAATAATGTAGTAATTCCAGTTACTCTACCATTTCTAGCGGTAAATTCGTCAAATATTAAATCATCACCAACTCTTAAGTCTCCATCAATAAAGACATCATTTTTAAAAGTACTTACGCCAACAAAAGTAGATATGCCACTTACATGAAGTTCTCTTATAGAACCAATGCCACCAATTACATTTTCTGCAGTTACGGCTCTACCACCAGCTGATCCGGAAATGCTAGAAATTACTTTTACGGCATTTTGTTGTCCAACTCTAACTTTGATATCGGACATTAGCGAGTAACTCCTTCTGTTACGATAACCATTCCTTCAATTACTCTATTCTTGACTCCAAATTCATCCGTAATTACAACATCATAAATGTATCTTCCTGCCTTTAAATTAGTAGTTTGTGCCGAAGTTAAACGCAGTAAAATTTGACCGATTGTTGGAGGAGATTCAATACTTGCGGTAAAGGATGTTGAAGTAGTGCTCCCAGCCCATTTTCTCATTTGAGCCGCTACGGTATATCCGGTCAAGTCAAAAGCAGAATTTGTATCGGATCCTTCTAAAGTAAATGATTGACTGAAATCGGCTCCAGAATTTACGACTAGATTATTTACATATACTGCAGCCATTTATTCTTTTAAGCTCTACTTTTTATTTATATTTCAAGTGCTCCCAAAGATTGAATAACTTCTTGTTGCTTCAAATACAACTTGCAATATAATTTTGAAAAATTTTTAAGTTGCTCATGATTCAGTTCATCAATAGTACGTGAATGTTTTTCATACTCAAATAATTTATCTATAGTATTGAGAGTAATTTCATTTGGATCCATTAATGATCTCCTTTAGTAATGACTTAATTTCATCAATATCTTCCTTAATTTTATTCAATTCATTTTTTTGCGATTCTCTATTGTTTAAACTATTTACATATTGATTATATGCATTACTATCACAATTTAGAATTGCTCCAGAATTTTCATCACGATATAGATTTGGGTGACCTTTCACTGGTATCATCATCTGATTGCAATACCTCTCAAATCTTTAAATCTTGGTGGATATGCTTGATTTGTAGATGACATTACAATTTTAATTGTGAATCCATTAAATTGGTCAAGATTATTTGCAGAAAATTCATATTCTAAGAATTGATTCTGATTGCTTGCTGGTACAAAAATGTCTGGTAATCCGCTATTATTTGCTGGGTCTACGACATCTGGATATCCATCATTATTGTTGTCTATTGTTAGATTATCATATCCTGGGAATAATTCAAATGATTGTTCGACTTCACTAGAATCTGCCCTCAATAAACTATAAAGAACTCTAAAATCTGCAGAAAAATGTCTATATGCAGAAAGAATAACCTTAAGCGAAGTCGCTGGTTGAGATAACCTTACTGTATTTGAAATGTATATTGCAGCATGTGGGTCATCAAGGATAGAATTGACTCTACCATCTTGTTGATAATTGCTTATTGGAGAATTGATTCTATTGCTATGAAAATCAGTAAATGATGTATCTAAAAATATTTGCGGAGAAACATATTTATTACTAGTGCGTAGTGTAATTGCTGTTGTAAATGATTTGTTTCTAGGTAAAGAAGTTAAGAAAGTATCTTCGTTTACTTTTGATGCAACTATTCTAGACGAGGAAAGGGTATTCAATGAATTTATCTGAATATCTTCGTACCCTAAATCTTGGAAAGAAACTTCATTTCCGCTAACACTAGTGCCACTAACTGACCTAATTTTTGCCAATACAGAAGTTTCTGCTCCTGGAGTTCCAATATCATAAAATGGAATAATTGCATCATATTGTATATTTTCTGATGCAAAAACCTTAGACCCCCCAGAAGTCAGTTCTGAAGAGAATGACAATTGTGGATATCCTGTTGGTGTATTGTCGCTATTTCTATTTACTCCATTAGAAGTTCTATCAATTTCAATGTAATAACTATCAATATCTAATCCAGTATCACTAATATCATGTGTTGTATTAATTCTTCTGAGTGATACACCATTGAATTCATACTTATATACAGGAGTATTCGTGGAGTGTGGAATAGAAAGTGTTGAAGACTGTCCCCTAGTTACAGTTTCTAGAGTGCCGGACCCAATACTCTCATATTTAATAATTTCATTTTCAATAATAGCATATCCAGGATTTGTGCCGTTAACGGTTTTTCCTTCAAATGTTACAAAGTTTGCGGTGCTTGCTATAGAAATTGATGTTGAAGATGCTGTTATCGACTGAGAAAGCGTAGTAGATTCGGTATTTGGAGTGACTCCACTAATCGAAACTTTATTATTGGTAGCATACATTCCATGATTAAAATGGTTTAATTTGGCAAAATTTCCACTGTAAATGGAACCAACTGGCGTGGAGCTTCTAACAAATGTTGCTGCCAGAGAAACTGAATTATTAGATGTATCAAAGTAAACCAGACTTGCAGTGCCATCTGAAGTAAACGATTCTCCTTGGACGTTACTTAGATAAAGAGTGTCGATACCGTTGTTGTTTCCAGTAATTGTAATTCTGGCATCTCTACCACTATTACTTGAAACCGATGAGGTTACAATTCCGACAACATCACCAATTGCATATCCATTTCCGGCACTCACGATTGATGCCGCAGTAATTGCTCCAGATGAAGCAGTTATGTTTAGTGTGAGACCAGAACCATTTCCAATAATATTGTATGTTGAAACATTTGTATCAGACACATAATTTGACCCTGCAGTGGTAACACCAACAGAAGAAGCTGAGCATCCAGTGCCAACAATATAACCATAGTTATATGTCTTGGTGCTTTCGCCAACTTTTCTTCCAGTGGTTAAAATTCCCACCATGGTAGAATTTGTAGTTGTCGTAATACCAATATTCAGTTTTCTGGGAAGAACTGCAAGTGGATTGTTTTGTAAGTTTGAGATATATCCATTACTTTCATTAAGTGTAGGATTATAAAAATATGCAGTAGATGCTGTGTTGGTAACAAAATTTGCTCTATGAAGAGTAAATTTCATATCTTGATATTGGTCTGCAGTCCAAATGGATCCATTTTGGGACTTAAACAGACTTCCCATGGCAAACTGTTGCGTATATACAACTGCCTCAGAATCTGGAAGATTTCTTGATTGAATTGTTTTCTTGCCCATTTCGGCAATGAAGACTTCATATTCAATACTTTCTGGAGCTAGCAATACGATTGCATATTCTAAACCAGGTGCCAAATAAATTGGATAATCAAATATTGCTTTTGTTACTGCTGTTGCATCGTCTGAAATTTGAATTTGATCTGGTCTTAGAGTAACTGGATTTCCAACTACTGTTGTTGTAGGTGTACCTAACTCAACAGTCCTTACTTCTACTGTAAGAGGGTTATTTCCACTATCTTTTTTGTAGAAATACAAGTCCACTTCGGTTAAAAATCCACCATCTTGGTCAACTGTAAAAGTTTGGGCAAGTGGGTCTTTTCCTCCACCTCTATCTTGTTGAGGAAACTGAGTTTGTTCAAAATTTGTTGTTACTCTTGTTATATTTGTAGTAGTTAAACGGGTATTTGTTACTGTTGTTGTATTTGTAATTGTTGTCTCATATAATTCTAGAGTTCCGTCTGAGATGTAATTTGTTTCAGCAGATGAAACTGTAGTACTTCCCGCAACAGCAACTTCATTTGTGGGGCTAGATGTAATTTTATATGTTTTATTTCCGGTATTAATTTTTACATCTGGTGCTGGATTAGTATTAGGATCTCTAATAAAGAAAGATCCTATCAAATCGCCATAATTATCAGATATCAATCTAAGGTCCTTTACATATGCTATAGCACCACTTGTTTGCCCAACAAGTTTAGCACCTTTTACCAAATATCCAGAATAAAGACCTTGTGCCTCCTCTGATATAGAATATGTGTCAAGGTTTAAAATCTTCGATGATGCACTATATGCATCTGGAATTGACTCTGTTCTAAAATATGGATTTGTTGTAAATTTGGTCGTTGGAGAATTGAAAGGACCAATTTTATGAGATGGCATTGCCACTCTAAAAGCAATTATCTTATTGTTTTGATTATCGTAACCGATTACCGTTTCTCCAATCGTAAATGCAGATGATGCTCCATAATTTTCTAATGATTCACTGTTAGCAATTTCAATTAGTTTAGGAATAAAATCTACAGATCCATTTCCATCTAAGAATTGATAATATCTAGTATAAGGTTTCAGACTAGTAATTGAAAATTCAGTATTTCTAGATCTCATATACTCTTCTGCACGCGCTTCTACTAATCTTGTAGAGCTAGTGCTTCTAGTAGATGAACTGCTAGATTCAGTTACAGTTTGAGAGAATTCTGTTGAAAGTTCAGTTCTACTTGCATTAGCACCATTATCAACCCTAACTGTCCTGTCACCCAAAACAGTATTGTCTCTTTCAACTAAAACAAAGTCGGTTACTGATATTGTTTTATTTGGTAATTGTACAGTTCTAACCCAATTATCTCTATCTGGAGATAATTTAATAGATCCTTTATATGAAATTACGTGAAATGGATTAACATTTTCTACCTGTGTTGCAAGTGGTTGATTAATCCACTTTTCGGAAGTATATTTGAGAGTTACAGTGCTTCCTGTCTTTTGTACATTAGAATCTATCAGAGCATAATTAGTTGATAAATCTACTTCTTCATCGGTTATATTCAGTGACGGTGCAAGATAATTTTTAAGACTATTGCGAGCAATAATCGGTCTCATTTCTTGCAGTTCTGGGTCAATCTCAAGAAGTGAAAGATTTAAATTAACTCTTTCGTAGTCTTTAAAATCATCTACAAAAAATCCAGTTTTAAATCTATTAAATCCCTGAGAATCTTGTATTTGAAGAGTTTGTGTACTTAATTCTAAAAGCGTTAACGAAGTTACTCTCTCTAGATTTTTAACTCTGTTTTCAATGAGACCAATGTCTCTCATCGTATATCTTCTGTTATCAACAAGTGATAATGTTGCACTATTCGGAGTATAAAGGTAAGGTGGCAAACTAATGGTCGCTATCTCCATTACATCATCAATTTTAATCGGAGATTTTGGATTTGAAGATGAATTTCCTTGAATATAAATAAACTCACCATTTTTGTTGAGATAAATTTTATCTATTCTTCCAATATAATAATCATATCCAATAATCGTGCTCTCATTTGGTGTTAGATTTAGTTTAATAGAAGAACTAAAGTTTCTATTTGAAAAATCGAATGGAGAAGACGCTACTCCAGAGAATACTGAAACTCTTGGTCTAAAATCGAGTGTATCTGATGCTCTTAGATTTTTATTGCCGATTAGAGGCACATCATTAGCAAACTGCTCTTGTTTGTAACTTAATACTGTAAATACATCTCCATTATCTGTAGATGGAACACTGAAGTAATCAAAAACGACTAAAATCCTTCTAGAAGGTTCTGTCTCACCCTCATTTTTAACAATTCTAGAATAATCATAGTATTGTTCTTTTTGCCCCTTGTCCAATTTGAATCTATTTGTGATATCGTTATAACTTCCCAGAGTAATAAAATCAATTTCTCCACTAATATTCGATTCTTCGAAAGTAACATTTTCATTAGTTAAGAATCTATTTGAATTTAAATAGATTATACCGACGCTATTTGTGGATCTTGTAACCACTCTAGCTACACAACCACTTTCCGATCCTATAATGTTTTCACCAATAATAGCATTTCCTCCAATGTTCAAAACACTGCTGAAGGATACACTATCCAAAGAGGGGTTGGAAGTATTTAAAGATTCATAAACTGCTAAAACTTTCGCAACATCTGGATAATTAAGAGAAATTTCTTGGTCCTGTACTCTCAGACCGTAATATGGATTATATTCTAGACCATCATTAATAGAAGTGCTGATTCCACTCCCAGACTCTAGATATTTTGAATAAATTACATTAATTGTTTGACTTCTATTATACTGCTTTTCTTTACTTTCTACTCCATTTTTAATAAAAGTTGCATTGATTGACGATGTTGTTTTACCTGATGTGAGATTTGATAAAGTAACCTGATTATTAGATAATGAAAATTCGTCTGCTGTTAAAGATTGTGTTGTACCATCGGTATAATGAACTGAGTAACGCTCTTCGTCAAATCCTTGAAATAAAGCAGTCGTTAAACCGGATGGTAATGAGAAATCGGATACTGATAAAACGATGGGGCTGCTTGATGATTTGGCGCTCGTCGATTGAGCACTAAAGGTTAAGATGGAATCGTTTAAATCTATAGATGATAAATTTGAATTTGGAACTTCCGCATACAAGAATCCTTTTTCAAGATTATTAATTGTTGGAGCTCCAATACTGAAAGATACATTTGTGGAGACACCAATAGATCCATCACAAACTCCACTAACACTTGCAACACTTGCAACTGTCATGGAAGATCCTGTTAAACTAACGCTAGTAACTCTGTTAAAGTTTTCTAAAGACCCTGTTGATGTTTGATATCTAATGATACTTCCGGGTTTGATTGAATTGAAAAATTTTCCTGGAGAAGTTACAACACCACCAGAAGTAATATTGATTGTATCGGAGGCATTAAAACCGATTGGTAACTGTTTTGATAAAACCGAATCTCCTATAAATGAAGTAGTAAACCCAGAAACTGCGGTAGATTGGTATACTTGTTTAATATCCTGACTGTCATATACTGTAATATTAGTAATCGATCTAGGATATAATTCTAGTCCATTGATGATAATTTGTTCGCCCTTTATAAAATTACCAGAAGTTTGTCTTAAACTGACAGTTGTTGTCCCATCTCCAGCAGAAACTGCATATCCACTTGCGCCACTACTTTTTCCTTTGATGAATGATGTTGCTGGTAATTGAGATATAGATAGAGCTTGGTTTAAAATTAATGTTGTATATGTTTGAATATCATAAAGATATAAGTCCCAGTTTGTAGATGCTGAGGAATAAGCGGCATCTGTTAATCTGAAATTATAAACCCTAGCATCACCAATTTTTGTTGTAGAGCTTGGATTTCCGGATGCACTTCTTCTAACAGAGTGTAGTTCTAACGATTGATTTTGTTTTGGAGATCCGGTTATATTATTAATTCTCAGTAAATTTCCCATTTCAAATGGGATACTTACATTTTCTACATTTTGAGTTTCTCTGGGTTTTGATACGTCTAAAATAGTGGTGGAGATTTTTTCAATATCGTATCCCCTAACATATGCTTTGCCTGGAGATAATTTAACACACATTAAATTATCTGATGGCGTATTTCCGCTTTCAGTTTTTTGATTTTTAAAAAATAGACCATTATTTCCGAGTCTATTGTTTAAAGAGTCGTGTAAAGAAATTTTAAAAGGAGTTACCGAATAATTTCCGGATTCATCAAAAGTTCTTTGTGCCAAATAATCTTTAATTAATGAATATTGAGTATTTGTGTTTAATTTTTTAACCTGACCAACATCTATTCTAAGAAGTTCTATAAAATCTACATCAGTATCGACACTATCGATTGTTTTTTTGGTTAAGGACAAACCTATTTTAAATCTATCTGCTCCAGGAGCAGCATAGTTTGTAAATCCTTTTGCGTTATCATAAAGAGAATCATCTTCTTTTGCTGTTATGATTTCTTCAGATACTTTGAGACCTACTCTATATGATGGAGTATTTGTGTAATAGTCTAGAATAATTGTTTCTTTAGAAACGTTTACAAAAGTTCCTCTTACAAAATAGATTCCAGCATCGATGGAGACTGCAGATCCAATAGCAGTAGCATCAGTAGAAATTAAAGATGCAAATGGATTTCCTGCTACGATGGTTGTATTTCCATAAACCACATTCTCACTAGCAAATAATGATTCACCATCTTGGAATGGAGTAATTGCAAAACTTTCTCCAGAATCAATATATTTTACATATAATGTAATGTATTCTAAATTATTAACCGAATCGGGTACTTCAATTTTTTGAATAACTCCAGTTACACCAGAAATTTGTCCGGTAACTTTTTTACCTACAAATTGATTGATGTATAGTGAGATATTTACACCAAAATTAGTTGGGTTTAACTTAATCGCATTAAACTGCGAATCATATGTTAAATTGCCAGGAATTACTACAGATCCTTCTTTGAAAATATGACTACCGAAAGATTCAACTTGATTCTGTAATATTGATTGAATATTATTTAATTCTCTTGCTTGGACAGGTCTTCCTGGATTAAAAAGAACCTTGTAAAAGTTCTTTTCGGCGTCAAAATCATCAAAGTAGGGGCTTACATTTAAATTTGTTTTTTGTGCCATTGGTTAGAATTCCAGGATAATTTTAATGTCTTCTTTTTGTCTAACATTACGAGATACAAGAGGTCTATTGTCAATATAAATTATGTCTCCTGTTTTTTTATTTATTTCAGGATTTGCAAGACCATTTGTAAATGTTACTCCAAGATTTATGATTGAATTATTTACTGTTGTAGTAATTCCAGAAAAGGAAGAAATTTGACCAGAAAAACCACTTGTTTCTCCAATTACATTTCCGCCGGTAGAACTAAAATTGATGTTTGAATTCCCCGATGTTGAAACCCCCACATAATCAGTTTGATCGTGTGTTGACCCATAATATAGAGATCTGTCTCTAAAATACTTTAAAACTTTAGTGTCAGAATCATACGACGCAACATATCCAACCGCAATTCCAGTAGAAACTGTTTGGTTAATTTTTTCTCCAACTTCGGGTAAAAAAGAATTAACCGAATCAAATTTCATTGCATATAAACCAGAAAATTCTCCGCCACTAAAAGTTTCTGTAGATATAAATGTTGTTGGATTTTTTAAGATTCCAATCTGACAAAACTTTGTATTTGTTGGAAAATCTCTAGTAGAATCATCAAATCTCGCATATATCATTACTCTATCTGCACCCAACTCTTTGTATAAGTCAAACCCATGCCCCCTAGAAGGAGGTATAATGGGGATTAATTTTGCGGGGTTACTGATAGTGCTTCCTGGTTGTAGAGGACCCAAATCGACGATTCCATACGTGTATCCGGTGCCTCCAGACGTTACTGTAGTGTCCGTAATTTCTCCATTGGCATTTGTTTGTACAAATACTCTCCCACCAGATCCATTTCCCAAAATATCAACTTCTCCAGATGCATAATTTGATCCTGCATTATCAATGTAAACTGTTTTAATTTGGTTGTTATTTAGTGTTGAGTCTCCATTCTCTCTCACTGCAACAATTTGAGAATCTGTAGAAGTATTCCAGTTATTTGGTAATGTTACATATTCTGTGGAGTCAAATTTTACAATATCTGCGGGAGAAACAGTAAATAAGTACTTCCAAACATATCCGTCCTCTCCGGTACCGGCTACTGTCGGTTCTAAGTCTGTAGAAGTTGGTTCATATTGTGACTGATTACCTGTTGTATTAATTCCGCTGGACCCATTTTCTATGCAAATATAAACATTATAATCACTATTTAATACGTAATATTCCGAATCATAAAGTCTAGATCTTCTCGATATTGGGGAAAGATTTTCTATACTGTAATCATGTCTATACATATCATATTTTTTACCTCTTTCCCAATCAACTCTTTTGATTACTCTTCTTATATTTGAAGAAGTAACTTTCTTTCCAAAAAGAAGAGTATCTTCATATTGAGTTAGATAATCTAAATTATCTGTGGGATTTGGCACTACGCCGTTAGTTATTCCTGGACCATCCCAATTTATATTTCTACCAAAACCAGTATAAAGATTTGGATTAGTAAGACCAACCCAAACATAATAAGAATTAGAAGAATCGTCTATTGATTCTATAAAATTACTGGCATTTAATATTCTAAATTGATCTGTTACAAGTGCAGACATCTATATAATTCTTTTTTTTATATTTATATTGCATTAGAGATCCTTTTTCAGAGACCCATTGCTTCTCAATCCATATCCTCTCCTTTGAATAATTGGATATGTAGATAATCCCGCATTATATCCCAGAGTAGTTATTCCTACACTCGAAGTATATCCTGTCACTCCAATTGAGATTGGAGAGTTAGATCTAGAGAATCCTGACAGTCTTCCCCAAGATAATCTTCCTACAGGATATTTTATAGTTCCTGTCGTAGCAATTCCCACAATCGATGTGTTTGATGCAATATTACAAGTTACAATTCCTGTCGCAGAATTAATTGCATGAATTCTATAAACATTATTTACGAATGATGTACTTATAGAAACAATATCCGTATTAGTCGTATTAATTGATGTTACCCCCTGCCCAACAAAAGTTTGAGAGATATAAATTGGATATCCAACTTGCAAATCTGGGAATGAGAATGGATTTCTATCCAGAGTAAATCTAAGTGCTAATGGTGTTCCAATTCCATTTGTAGTCGCAATTCCTATGACAGAAACCGAGTATCCTTCCACATCAGATATATCAGTAATTATTTCATACTCTTCTGCAGAATTATTCGAAAGAATAAATGCATCAAAACTAATGGGAGATTCATTCTCGTAATTAAACAGACTGCTATCATCAACGAATATTTCGGTTGCAGTAATGCTCAAATCTCCGATAATATTTGCAGTTGGATAAATTTGAGACTCTAAAGAATCTCTTGATTTATAAATTTTTTCACCATTGAGTATCAAATCAGTTTTTTGCTTAGTCCAATATAAGGGTTTGTTGTTAACTTCATCAATCCCCTGACCAACATAAAGATTTGTTTCAATTTTATCGGATCCGGAGATATCATAAATTGTCCTCTTCTCCTGAGTAGTTGTATTTTGAATATTTGAATTATTGCTAAAGATTTGTACGGTATCTCCTACTTTAACTGTTTCTATTGCATCGACTTGAATTGTATCTTCACCCCTTGTGCCACGATAGAAAAATACTGATATATTATCTTCTGGTTCTGGAGCAACTGAGAATGTAAATGAAGTTCCACCACTGAATTGATATGAAACTCCTGGTTCTTGTAAAACTCCATTGATAAAAATGAGAAGAACCGAATCTAAATCAATCAACTGAGAATCGGGGTCATTTTCATCAATTTCGAAGCTGAGTAGTTCTGAATTGTAGAGGAGTGGGAATCTAGTTCTAACTCCGTCTTGATATGGTAGAATAGAATCTATATAATCCAATTCTCCAAATTGCCAAGAAGAAAAGGAGTCCGTAAAAACATCTAAAACAGTTAATTGGAATTCATTAACTGGAGCAGAAAGACCTTTTGCAGTTACCAACCCTACAGGTTTGAATACATCACCAACTCTAAATGAATATCCATTTCTGGTAATTTCAAAGGTTTTAACTTCAAATAAAGTGGATCCAATTCCTGTAGTGGTAGAGCTAGATCCTACTTCAATGTTTAGAAGTAAACCAACTCCAGTATCTGTTGTAGCCCCTACTCCAAGTCTAGACACTCCAGTTACAGATAAGTTTTGATACGAGGGAGAAGAAACATTTATTGTTGGATTGGTATATCCTGCCCCAGGATTAACAACATTAAATGATAAAGTTCCACCTGCACCAACATTTGCAGTTATAACAGCTCCAGTACCAATGTGCCCACTTTCTGTGACTGCAACAGAAACTGGGTATCTATATCCAGATCCAATGATATCCATAGTTCCAATTCCAATTGCAACTATAGTTCCCCCAGCACCAACGACGGCAGTAACAGAAGCACCCACAAGAGGAGCTATTCCTAATCCTCCAGTAGATCCAAGAGATACGATTACACCTCCACGAGGAAGTTGATTCTGATTAATATCATATTCTGATGTGAATATATTATTATTAGATGATGTTATTCCGGTAAAAGTAATTCTAGTAACACCAGAATTTTCTGCTATTATATAGTTATTTGATAAATTATTAGATGTCGTTGGAGATTGGAAAATATTATTAATGAATACAATTCCATTTCCGCCAGAAGTTCCTAATCCGACTGTGTTTATTCCTTGAGATGTTAGTATAAAGGTCTGCCCAATTCCAGTAAATTGATTCGAAATATCATCATAGATTTGATTAGTTGTATAATCTTCTCTTAAGAAGACTCTTCCACTGAAAGAAGCCCGTTCTCTTGGCAAATTAGATTCACTCGGACCAAGTAAATCAAGAGAATTTCCTCTAGGAGCTTCTGTGAAAAAGATTTTATTTTTAGAAATGTTGTAAGATCCTCTGTAAATTCTAGCAATAGAAGTATCAGTATGCACTCCAGCAATGGATCCAAGAAATCCACGAGTAACTTCTACAAGAGAAATACTTCCACCAAATGTGATGGGACCGGTGTTTGTTGTACCTAACCCAACATTCTCTACTCTCATATACTCTTCGTCGATTTTTAATATATCTGTTGGAGTAATAGAACTAATTCCACTCAAAGCAAAAATTGTAGATGCTGATCCAATTTGACCACCATTTCCAGACAGTGTATGAGTTATGTAAGAAAATGCAAGAGGACTTTGTACAACGTCATTAATAGAGATTATTGATTTCTCATTCTTTTTATACATTTCTAATTGGTGGGCATTTCCTAGACCAACAGACGTAAATGTTACTCCGATTCCTTGAATAGCATATTCTTTTCTAGTAGAAATTCTAAACGAGTCATTGCTATCCTTTATCGCATATACAACAGATGGAAGTATTGTTGTAACAACACCGACATAATTTGCGGTTGCTCCAATTCCCATTGCAAGAGTTCCAATCCCGATAAAAGTAGATTTTGGAGTATAAATCAACTGCTCTCCAGTATTGAAGAAGTGATTTGGAATTGTAAATACACCCGTTGTCAAATTTAAAGCATTACTATCTGACGGATTGAAAGTTTTCATGAAAATTGGCACGCCTTCATATTCCGCTTCAAAATCATATTTGTTTACATTGGGAGAATTGGCACCAAAATATTTTGCAACCGCAACTGTTTGCTCTACTGGACTGTAACTGAGAGTGGGTGGGATATTAACTGTATCTAAGTCAGTGTAGAAATTTTCGCTAAAAGAAAGTATTTCTAAATTGCCAGATATCGAAGGATCGGCATAGAATTTAATTATAAAATTGCCTCCAGAAATCTCTGCCCCAAATGTTCCTATTCCGGAGGTGCTGCCAATTGATAAGAATGGATATTGAATAGAATATGCATCATTCCCATCATTAATTGCCATTATTTGGTGCAATGCGCTAGTTTGTCCAAGTCCAACTCTAATTGTCGATTTTGATGATGTGAATAAAGACTTATCTAAAACTAAAATACTAGTAGATCCCGATGAGATGTTATTAAATTTTGATTGGAAAACAACAGTTCTTTCCGCCTCATCAGATTGACCTGGAAGTTTAAATCTATATGTGCCTACACCAACAGCAGTAGTACCAAATCCAACATTTTTTGTTCTAACTGTGATGTTTTCTGCCGATGTATTGGTATAATTTAATGATAGGATTCCTCCACTAATAGATGCCCCAAAAGACCCAATAAATCCGGAGCTAGTTTCTGTTAGATTGTCGTCGAAATAGTATTCACTTATGTAAGTGTTGGTGCCATCATGAGTCAAATATATTTCAACATAATTCATATCCGAAGTATCATCATTTAGAATGTGAATATTCGAATATATTGCAGAATACTTAGAAGAATTTAAACTAAAGATAGATGTCGTTATTCCACTAGAGACAATTTTATTTTGCGATATCAAATCTATAAATCCGACAGATTGTGTGGTTCCGACCCCGGTTTTAGAAATAAAAGTATCTTGTAAAATTTTAATATCAAAATCAGAATTGGAAGTGTCTTCCGGATTAAATTTCAAGTAAAAATTTGATTCAGTATCAATATATCCCTCAATGTCTACTATTACATCCTCATCATTTATAGAAGTTAATTGTGCTTTTTGTAAGGTAAAAATATTTTCATCATTATTAATTGTTATAATTTCATTGAATTGAGTTTCATTTGTAAAAATATTTCGAGTTTGAACCAAAAATTTATTGTAATTATTTCCGGAATTAATTTGGAATATATTAGAAACTTCAGATGATTCATCATTTTCACTTGAGAATTCTGAACTTATATCATCGATTTTTAAAACCCTATTGGTTTTACACAAAATATAATCAGTGAGAGAAAGATTATTAAACTTAATAAATTTTGATTTGCTATCTAATGTATCTACATCAATAACTAAATCTAAATTATTAATTGTATCTACTCTATTGTCACTTTCAAATACATTTAATAGCGTCAATGGAGATTCGGTAGTTCCTATTCCAGACTGAACACTTTGTAGAATTTGCGTGTCTGCAAAGTTTTTCATTCCGCTAATATGTAATAAGTTATTAACAGGAGTTACGATTTCTTCCCAAGTTTTACTACTCTTTACTGAATAAGATAAATTTTGGTAGTAATCATTATCTGGTGTTACTTGATAATTTTCATTAAGTTTTCCTGTTTCAAATTTCCACCCAAATTTTTGCAAATTAAAGTAATCTACATCATAATACCCATCAGTAATCTTAACCGAGTCAATGGTCGCTTCATTAAAAGACTCTAATCCTCTTATTTTTTCTCCACTAGAAAGATTATAGTTACCAGATACTCTCACAAAATTTTCATCACAACTGACTACAGTTAAATCTCTATCTACAAATCCACTACCAGTATTTGACGACAATCCCTCCCCAATCTGAAAAGGTGAAAATTTCTGTATAGCTTTAAATTCCGGATAATTATTAAAATTAACTATAGTGGCGTAAGATTCTTGAATCGTTTTTGCTACTCCGGGATTTGTAGTTAATCCAGAAAGACTGAATTCTAATTTTGCTGGATTAATATTTTGGAAGTTAGTAATAGTAAAGAATTGATATCCATAGTCAGAAGAATTAAATCCATCACCAGAAGAACCACTTTTTTGAATTCCCTCAACAAAAATTTTATCTCCGGTTGAAAATGGTGCAGATGTAAAACCAGACAATGGAGTTGTTAGGAAACAAGTAACCACTCCCGAAGAAGATTGAATAGTATCAATTGAAATTCCATTAGAGTTGTTTATTGCTCTAATTGTAACTGGTTTAATTGGGAGACCTTTTGGATTATTTTCGACAATTACAGATACAATGGAAGACCCAGATAAATTAGATCTAAGTAAACCGGAGTTAATTAACTCTCCAGTATCAGTATCAACACAAATTAAATCGGGTGCAGATGTATAATTTTGACCTCCATTTAATACATCTACGCTTTCAATTGTATTGGATGCTGATATGTAAGCAAGAGTTGGTATAGTAGCAGTTGGTCTAAGAGTTTTGTCTGATGCATATTCAAATCCCTCATTAATAATTCTGCTTTGTTTAATTTTGCCAATCGTCGCTGAAACTGGAACGATAAAAGCTCCATTTCCATTATCGGAATCAACCCCATCAAATAGTGGAAGAGATGAATACGAATAACCACCAGATAAAAGTTTTACCTTATGAATTCCACCAACTTCTGTCGAAGACGATGTTGAATATTCAAGAATTTCACAATCTCCTCTCTCATAGCGTGTATTTTCTGGAATTTGCCTTAGAGATATTGTAAAGGTTGTGTTTCCTACGCCTACAATATTATAATTTCCATTATATAAACTATTTTCAAATACTATCTCAGAATAATTTGTAACATCAGTATCAGACGTGCTAATATATCCAGATTTTTCTATATTGTAATAAAGTTTTTCTGGCACCCCATTGGAGTAATTTAGTGTTAATGTAGATGTTGAAGATAATCCGATAGTTCCAACTCCAATGACAGAAAGAGAACTAGTGGACGCTATAGAAACAAATTCTTTTTCAAATTTTTGGTCATAGTAAAGTTTAAAATCATACCCTAACAATGAAGAATCTGAAAGATTGAAGACTAAATTGTTATTCTTAATAACCTTGATTTGGGGATTGACAAGACTGATTTTTTGATTTCCTGCACCAGTTCCGCCAATTGAAACTGTAGTTGGAGGAGAATTGAGAGAATCTAATAATGTATCACACAACTTTATAGTGTTTTCATCAATTCGATAAACAAAGTAGTTTTCGGTTGTCAAACCTACAGGTAAAGTTCCCGAAGACTCATATAAAATTTTGTCTCCAGTTTTTAAATTGTGTGAGTTTACTGAGATTGAATTTGTAAGTGTATTGATTCCGGTTGAATTAAATATCAGTGGATTTATTACTATTTTTTGAGTTGAGGGGTCTAATCTAACATGTATTGCTGTGGATGTGCCGATTCCTACAGATACGTCTGGTTTAACCTCTAAAGATATTTTATCTCCGACTCTTAACTGGTGAGATGTCGATACAGAAACAGCAGAAATTATTCTGTCAATTTTTGCCCTGACTTGAGGTAAATTCGATTCTATAGAATAATGATAATCATTTGTACCAGACGAGAGGAAGAATAGACCACCCGTAGTTGTAAGTCCGACATTCGTTACAATACCGATATAATCTTTTGACTTATTGACAATATAAACGATTTCAGAATTTCCACTCAATATGTTAAATGAAAGTCCTCCAGATGTATTAGAAACAGATAATGCCCCACCGCCTGATGGTTTTCTTAAGATTGCTTGTTGATTAGTTTTAAATGGGTGGTTTGGTAAAAATATACTTTGTGTCGGTACAAATGCACTATATGTTGTAATTCCAATTTGATAATTTATATTTTTGCCGGACCCCGATGTTGTACCAACACCAACAGATTCTGCAGGATTAAAATATATTTTCGAATTCTTCTGAGAATCAAAATAATTTGTTGATTTATTTACTATAAATGAATCCGGAAGATAATATACCGGTGTTGTTTGAGAATGGGCTACTCCGGCACTAGATCTATCTACTCTCAATATTCCAAAATTTGGGTAGATATTTAAGATAGAAAAGACTTCATTTTCTATTTGAATACTACTACCAATTGAAATATTTTCTGGAATAGACGTTAAATAAATGTCTGTAACTATTCCAGTCGAAGCAAAATTTGGTATATTCTTATCAAGAATTGTTGTGTATGTTGTAAGACCTATTTCATAAGACCCATTTAAATTGGAAACTTGAGTAGATAATCCGGATATATTGATATTATCTCTGTTTTTAAAGACATGATATGGTGAAATATAGACTTTTACTTGATTTCCACCTTGCCATTCAATAAGAGAGTCAGTATAAGAATTTACTGTAGTGTTGACATCAACAATATCTCTTCCTGTTATTTCGGATATTTCTGCACTAATTCCTCCTCCACCACTCTTAGTGTCATCAAAAATTATTGAATCTCCCACAGCATAATCTGAGCCTGACTTAACAATTTCAAGTCCGGATACACTTCCAGAAGACACCGATTCTACTAAAGTTTTTTGCTCTATTATTTCATTTGATTCAGTAATAAAGTCATTATCGGCATATTGATCATTTACTTTATATGGTAAAGTATTTCTAATTAGTTTAGAATTATTAAAATCAAAAGATTGGTCTAATTCAATATTTTCTTCTAGATATGGAGATCTATATTCATTTCCAATAAAATATGGAAACTTACTAACAATTTCTCCATCAAGATTGGTTTCAGTAGTGGCAAAATAAGCATAAACTCCATCAGGAAAATCTTTGGTTTTTCCAAATCTTCCATTGTATTGATCTAAGTCTCCATTTCCAGTATATTTGTAATCTTCAACAAAATATCCATATGGAAAATCTGTGGTTGATGGTCTATTTTCCAAGTCAACTAAAGAATATCCAGGTTGTAGTTGTTTTATAGAAGAATTGATATTATTTGAATCGGTGTATCCAAAAGATCCATAAATTGGGTTTCCATCATATGCCCACCCAATAATATCCGAATGCTGCCCGGATAAATCACCATTATCACTAAAGTTAGTTTTTATATTTTGAGAATATCCAATAACCGCATACTGCAACCCACTATGATTTTCAATTAGCACTTCGCTCGATGGATTTCTATAAAATTCATTTTGAATTCCATATTTGAAAGAATTGTTGAGAGTAAGTGCTCTAACATTTACTCTCAATACTTCATCCTTTCCTGCAGATACGACTTTAATCTTAGTATTTGTTGAAGTATATCCTACTCCAGAATTGACAACAATTACATCTGTTATCCTATTGTCAGAAACCACAGGTCTAAGAATAGCACCTATTCCACTACCACTAATAACTAAATCTGGTGTGGAATAATATTCTAGTCCACCATATAAAACTTGTACGTCAGTTATTCTTCCATTTGTAATTGTCGGTCTAAGTTGAGCATTTTTTCCATTCTTAATGGTAACTTGGGGTCTTTTGTGGACGTTTAGTGTCGTTGTACCATAATCGGAACCCTTATCATAAACATAAATTTCAGAAATTTTACCTCTAACAATTGGGGTTGCGTTAATAACTCCTCTAACTTGAGTACTTCCTAATCCAACAGATGAGTACTCTACTGACAGAGAAATATTTGGATATTTGAATATTTGATATCCGCTTCCTATCGAATTAAATTTTACATAGTTTTTTCTTTGATAATTTGAAGTATCGGTGCCGCCTACTCCTGCATTACAGAGTCTGAATGTATCTGAATCCAGTTTCAAAACTACATAATTGTTGGATGTCGATAACCCAGAGATTGGTGCGGTATCATAGTCATAAGAAATAATTTCACCATCACCAAATCCATGATTTTTAAAACTAATTGTGTTGTTATACGTGGATACTCCTACCGGAGATACTCTTAAAACTCTGTTTGCATATCCAGATCCACTATCGATTACTGAAATTCCAGTAAGTTTATTTTTAGGTTCAGTTTTAAATTTCTGAATACCAGAATTTCCCACAGTAGTAAATCCTACTGTATTGATACCAACATTATAATCAGAAAGTGATTGATATAATTCAATTGTCCTATCATTTACAACCTTAGTATAATATGTTGCACCACTTATTAGAGTTTTTGATTGGTCTAGATTAGATCCATTAAATGTGCCGACTCCAATGGCAGAATTAAAGTTACTATTATATACAATTGGTTGCCCATTAGATAAATTATGTGTCGATGCAAATGAAATTCTATCATTGATAGTATCTAATCCACCGCCGTTGGAAGTTGATCTTGCATCAAATTCCAATTCTCTTGCATACTTTTCAATAATTGGTTTAAAACTAGCTCCAGACCCATTGCCGCCGGTAAGAGCAATTGAGACGATAACATCAATATCAAAATCTTGCGGGTCAACAAATATTTTTTCAACAGATCCAATTATTACTGGTTGAATGAGTGCAGATCCATAAGATAATTGTAAGCGAGGGGGATTGATTACATCAAATTCGCTACCGCCATTTAAAACATCAATATTTTCGATTGGACCATAATAAATCTTATCGTTTGTTTTAAAGTTGTATATTTCAACACCATTTTTTAACATTCCAACTGGACCTGGAAGTGTGGTATGAGTTTCATTGCTTCCCAACTCAGGATTTAGTTTAAATTTTCTAAATGTTTTTTGTCCAGAAATTTTATTTGATCTTTGAGAATACAATGTAAAATTGTGAGTCCCTGTTGGTGTTGATGATTCTCCCGCTCCAAAATAAACAAAGTCGCCATTTCCAACTACAGGACCACTTAAGTATAATTTGACTTGTCTTTTATTGCTTAATACTTCAACAAAATAACTTCCTTCCTCTAATCCAGCAATAGGATTATCTGCAGAATAAAAAACCCTATCTCCCGTTATGAAAGAAACTTCCGTATTAAAATCAATTATTGAATATGATTCATTACTAGCATCATATCCAGTTAATTCAAAAACATCATATCCAAAAACATCAACTTGTATTTCATATGATGGTAAAGAATTCGATGCAACGTATAAGTTATCGGGTCTTTCAACATAAACATTTTGAACATCAGATATTATTTTATTGTTTCCAAAATCAATTGGAACAATCGAAGATGATGCTTTATTAAGAATTCTTCTAATATCATATTTGTCTAAAGGATTTAATAAAGATGTACTTACATTAATAGTAACAGTATTTGCTGAAATTAAACTAACATTTGCATTTTCAAATCCAGTGACTACGATTTCTGTATTTCTTCTTAAAATTTCAACGGCATCTCCTACTTTTAAGCTTGATGCATCTATATCAGATTTAGTTGTTACAGTATTTCCTACAAAGGAATCAATCTGATATCTTGAACTTGTATTATAAATCCAAGAATTTGCAAATATCTCTTTGGTTGTGTTGCCCTGCTCTATTACTTCTCCAAGATTTTTTGGATAGATGATGTCATTATCCAATAATTCATAATTTGTAGTTTCAATGTTGAGATTGGATAATACTCCAGTAATTCTAAATTCTACCTTTTTAGATAAATCTCCATCTTCATATCCATAGTAAGTTTCATTTGAAATTAAGAATGATGTTTTTGGTATCGTTATTGAAGATGTGGATTTTACATAGCATCCCAAAAATTGATTTACACTTTTATCAGAATAAACAATTTCATAAGACCCAAAAAAGATGCTTCCGGAATTTTCAAATCCGATTGTAGAATCAACACTGATAACGGTTGTTCCAGCATCTAACGGAGTTACAGTTACTTCTTCAACAACTTTTGTATTTGGTGTGATTGAAAATGTTCCAGTAACGTTAGGATAGGTATCATCGTATCCAACAAAAAAATTAAGTTTATAATAAGTTATACCATTTCTAGTGATGGTTTCTACTTCAGATACGGCAGCAGTAGTGCCAGTTTCATCCGTTGATTTATAAATTGTTTGACCAACCAACTTAGTTGGATTTCCAGAAATATTACTTATGATTGCAACATCTCTTCTAATATATCCGGCATCTGATGGTTTAATTAAGAATTGTTCAAGATCAATTACACTTGGAGTTTCTCCATACAGGACATTGAATAAAATTCTAAAAGATTCTGCAGTTCCTTTGGATTCGTATAATGTCCTTGCTTCTTTTATAAAATTCCCAGCATTAATGTCTTCTGTAAAATTTAGACCTTCTAGTCCAGGAGTTAGACTAAACTTTATCTTTTTATAAAATTCTTGTAAAAATAAAGAACTAAGATTTTGTACAGAAGCTCCTGAGGTATGTGAATCTGCAGAAGACTCGCTAAAAACTAGTTCGCTGTATTGTAAGTCTTTATGATAATTTGTAACTCCACTAAATCCTCTTACGCAACCTGTAAAAGTATTTCCTGACAAATCTGTATATGTAATAATTTCATCATCAATTTTTAAAAGACCATATTTTGCAGGAAATCCTTTAGTATTTGATACAGTAATAGATGTTGACGATGAAGTAATATCTCCTACAAGAGTTGTATATCCAGAAACTACCTCCTGAGTAAGATTATCAAGGTTTATATACTGATCCAGATTCTCAGCAACATCTACAGGACCACCCTGATATTCTTGGGAGATATAATACTGTTTTAAAAACTCTGCAGCCTTTGGACTTTCATCTAAGATAAACTCTGGAAGTTGACTGTCGATTATTTGTTGTATTTTTACCCTAGACTCAAAACCCGTTTGTATCATATTACGACCTCATTAATTTTCCGTTTGAATAGCTTGAACGATAAGAATTTTTTGTGAAAACAACGCCAGATATATCTTCTCCAGATGCAATTGTATCCTTTACCATATTTATTTCACTTTCTGAAACATCAAATGATATATAAAGGTCCTTAAGACCAACTACATCATTTGACTCTGGATATGCTTGAATTTCTATTAAATCGTTTGATAAATCAGTATTTCTAATTGTAATGGTATTGAGAGTTATCTCACCATTTTTATAATTTACAATGCCAGCAGACTGTACGACAATAAAAGGAGATAATGATGTTGTAGCGGCACCGACTCCAGAAGATTTGATTGGTTTTACAATTGAAATTACACCAGTAATCCCATCATCATTTGGAGTATCCGTCAAATATACGGTATCTGGTTCATCTTTGATATTAAATCCAGTGGATTTGATATTATATCCAATTTTGTTGGATTTTTCATTAATGTGAAATTGATTACCAAAACATATTTCATACTGTGCTGGACGATTTATTAATGCTTTCAAATCTCTTCTAATTCTAACTCTGGTAATATTTGAGGTAATTGCTGTATCCGTATTGTCAATTACCTGAAGTAATTTACTATACTTAAATCTTCCCCCAAATTTGTTTAAGTCTACAGATTGAGAGTATTTGTTAAGGGAATTAGTTACTCTTGTTTTTAAATCGGAAACGCTTCCAACTTGGTTGTAATTATAATAAACATAAGATTCAACTTCAACGTAGAGTATTTTAAGATCAACTATCTTGGGGCGTATTCCAGAAACACTATATTGAGTTAATTTGGAAAGTATTTGCTCTTTGTCAAAATCCGAAACGAATGTGCCATTTTTTGGTTTGATGCTAATTGACACAGATCCATACTCTGGAGGACTTAACTCTTCTCCTCCCACAACAGAAACTGATTCTGCATTTCTATAAATCTTAGATTTAATAATCGATTCATAATCACTTGCAGTTACTGCTCTATACTGTGAAGAATATAGTCGTGGAGCAAAATAACGAATCGAATCAATAGTTTCTATCTCAGATCCATTTTGAGCACTTTGATTTGTGGTAACAGTGATTGTATTCGTTACAACAACATTTCTATCATCGGCATCTTTAAATGACCCCGCAAATGAAAATGTATCAGCACCATTTCCATCTTTACCACTTGTTACAATGTAATTTGCAGTAATCACTGCAGAGTTTTCAAGTTTTTTACCAAATCTACCATCTCCAAAAAGAAGTTGGTATTTTTCATCTTGAACCTCTTGGATTAAAAAGACTTCTGAATTTGAGTTTACTTCAAAAATATTATCTACTAGAGAGTATAAAGAACCGAGTCCGCTATCACTCAATCCTTTCACATATACTCTAATTGTTGAGGTATCGATAAAAGAATTATCTAATATAAATTTTTGGTCTAATGATGCATTTACAGTAAATTTCTTTGTTAAGAATGTTCCTTCTCGAATTATAATATTATTAAATGAAGCAACACCATTTACAACAGGAACTGTAATACTTTCTGGAATTGAAAATACATATGAAGATCCTCTCACAAGACCTGTGCATACAAGACCCGCTTGTAGTGTGACTGACGGAGTATAAACGGGAGTGCCGTCTTGCAATATTTGATCTGGATCTACGGTTATACTGAATGAAACCGTTGCACTAGCAGCATTTCTTGAATAAGGAACGTATCCAATATTCCTAGACAAAGAAACGACATTTTCTCTTACAGTTGCAGAATCCAAAAAGGATTCGTTGACAATCATGTTAGAGTTAAATGCCGTAATGTAGGTATTATACGCTAACGTATCAATTAAAACAGAAAAATTAGATCCTTCAAAATCAAAGTCCGTAAATGTAGAGTTAGCACGGAGATAATCTTTGATTGAAGTTTTTATCTGATCGAAATCTAGATTTGTAAATTGAGTAAAAGGCATTTTATCTTGTTGCCTCTAATATGAATGAAAACTGTTGTGTTGGTACTTCTTGCCCAATAATATCAAAAATTACAGTCACTTCAAATTCATTTGTATCTGGACTTGGATTGACTTCAATATCCACATTATCAACTCTAGGCTCATAATTGGAAATTGTATTGATAATTTGCTCTCTAATTACAGATGCTGTTGCAAAATCAACAAAATCAAACAAGCTAGAACGAACATCAGATCCCAAATTTGGATTAAAAAATCTTTCGTTTGGAATTGTTTCTACAAGGTTGCGAATAGAGCGAGTAATCGCATTTTGATTTTTCAAAATTGGCAGGTCTTTTGTCACTGGATGTGGATCAAAAGACAGACTAATATCCTTAAATGATCTAGATATTCGTGTGACTGCCATTGGATATGAAATTTCTTGGATTATTTATGTTTATTTCCAGGAAGAACCATATCCAGGTTCAGTGCCATATTCCCAATCATCATAATCTTCATCATTGCGAATTTTTTCATGCAATTCTTGTTGTTTTTTTAAGTCATGCTTGGGTGCCAAATCGTGCATAACCTCTTGAATGACTCTTTTTGGTGATACGGTATCATAATCTGTAATCAGGCGGGTAGTGCCCCACATTTCTCTCATATAATTTGAATCACGATCGACTGGTAAATTTGACATTTTAGCTCCTGTTTTAAAAATAAAACAGAACTTTTATAAAGGAGGTTGCTATCTCCTTATTTCTATTTAACGATCGACTTCACGTAGAGAATAATTGTCAGAATTGAGGTATTTTAACATTTCTAGAGCGATTAATTTAGGATTTCCTTCCCCACAAGTATAAACATCTACCGCAATACAACCTTCCTCTGGCCAAGTATGGCAGGAAACATGACTTTCCGCAAGGGCAATGACCACTGTGCATCCCTGTGGAATGAAACAATGTGAAAAAATATTTAAAATCGTCATATTGGCACGTTTTATACCTTTCACCATTGCTTCTTGGAGAGAAGTTACATCATTAATGATATCAAATTTTACATCATACACCTCTAAAAGTAGGTGTCTGCCCATCGAAAACTGTTTCAATTCATTTTGCGGTAAAAATTTATTTATTTTATATAAAAACCTTTACGATGATAGTCATTGTCTTCAATGAATTTCATATTTTTGATTTTTTTATCATCCCAAACGGGAATCGCAACAGAATTTCCATAACGAAAATCAGGATTTCTACGAAAATGAACTTCTATTAGATTTTCCCCGATAAATTCACAATTAATCCATTCGTAATTGCCTACTAAATTGTTTAAAATATCCGGAAAAGAAATATCTTTATCTATTTTTTGCCACTTTTTCCACTTATAAAGAGGTTCATGATCATCCCGAGTTCCAATTACGACTAATTCTGCTTTTTTATGATAAAAATCAACACTAATGTGCTCGCCTTCAAAAATTTCACACCAAAATTCTGCAGGATGAATATTATCGGTGTGTTTTTCAATCCATTCTTTACGAGCAAAACGCCCCATTCCAAGTAAATTAAAAGAAGGTCGAACAATATAAAAGTCGGGTTTGAAAACTGTAGTCCCAACAGGACCACATGTATACCCCAACATCCGACTTAAAAATAATTTATTGTATACCCAAAGATCTTCAGGATGTATATGATTCCATTCATCATTTCCATCTAAATGATACATCTTGGTTGATTATCCTTTCCCTTGCCCTCTGTATTTTTTACGAGCTTTGTTACGAGAAGACGCTGCATACTTGGTATTAGACCCACATCCTTGCCGAGTATTCTTTGGATGAGACTCGATGATTTTATTGCCGCTGAGTGATTTTTTAATTGCCATTAATCTAATTCTCCAATAATTTCTGTTTCAATATCTTCAGGGCGTGGAGAACCTGTCTGATAATATTCAATCGACAGATCCTCCATTACATTGAAATATTCTTCTTCAGTGAGTGAGGAATAAATCTTTCTTCCCTTGCAGATGATGTTATACGTTTCCTCTGCCATTTTCTCAGATGATTCTTGTTTTTTCATGCCCAACACGAATGCGTGGATCGCACCAGATTTCAAATCCTGCCTCCTTTGCATCCAGACAGAAAGATACGTCCTCACCGCACATATCCTGCACTTCTCCTGATTCGAAAACCTGCATCTTTGGTGCGAACCAAGGATACTTCATTTCAGAGTGCTCAAAGACACCGTGCTTAATCAGCAACCAACCAAAACCTGCATAATCCACAGTGAATGGTTTACGACGCTTTGAGATGCTCTCAACGGTTTCATGATTCATCACACCACCATTGTTTCTAAAGTCATCTTCTTCCATCCAATGAGCAACCGAAGTTGTGTGACCATCTTCTGTTGCATACCAACCAGAAGCAATATCTTTGTCCATTAGCACCAGTTGCCAGAATTTTTCAGTGTTGAATACAATGTCAGAATCAATCCACAACTGCCAATCATAATTCAGTTTACCATCCCATGGCACCTGATCTGGTCCACGTAATACGTTTGCACCTAAACACTTGCAACGGGCAAAGTTGACCATTGAAGAGTAGTCTTGTGAGATTTGAATGCTTGCCCCGCTCTGCACCAAATCAAAACAGAGTTGTACAAAGTTTTTAAGATATGTATATGAAACTCCCCGCCCTGGGAGACAGAAAACAACAGATTTTCCTCTTACCATTTCTCTTGCAAGATTATAATCCCATTCTTCTGTTGCTGTTTGAGTGACGGGCGATTTTGCTTTTACCGTAAATCCTTTAGCCATAATAGAAAGTAGTTACTTCAGTATCATACAACATTATGTATTCAATGTCAATCTTCCTTTCTTTCAGATAGAATAATATCATTACCATCTAAAGTAAAAGAAATCTCAGTATCTTCATACCAAGAAAGTTCATTCATAATCTCACCTGGAATTTTGATGTAATAATCACCGCTAACTGGATCAACCTCTATGGTCTCAAAAATTTCCCCGGAATTTTTTTTCATATGTGTAAAACAAACAACCTTTTTCGTTTTTATATATGGCAAAAAAATTTTTAATCTTCAATGTAATAATTAGCTTGCTTCCGTAACACTTTGTAGGTTACAGGGACCCATCGATTTTATATACGGGGGTTTAACCTTTATAATATTATAACACGCCGCCCGACGGGGCGGGCATAAATCCCGGACCCCTGCCAAACACGCACGAATGACTGCCGACGCACGAATGACTCAGAAGCGGGCAGCGAGCGGCGAATGACCCACCCGATTCAGCAGGCGGTCACGGGCAGCAGCGATACGGTCAGCACGTGCCTGCTCTGCAAAGCGGCGGGCGTTGGCGTCCTTATCACCGACCCATTGACGCCCCAACCCAACGACGGGGGTAATGGTGAAGGCACGACCCGAACCAGCACTGCCATTCACGGGGCACGTGCCTTTCAGTGCGCCATCACCTTTGGCGATTTGTCCTTTGGTCTGGCGGGCGTTGGGGCGAAGCATGGGGGTTGGTTGCGGTTGAGAGTATTGTAGCAGATCGGGGTCACCCCCACTGCGCCTGACGAACGTCGTTACGGTGTGCCTCAGCATACTGGGCAGCGATGGTGGCAGCGGGCACTCCCCAGTGAATGTAGGGGGAAGGGCGGGAACCGTTCTTCAACTGGTCAGCGCGGGAGATCCATTTGATTTGGCGGGTCTCCAGGTCAGAGCACATGGCAAGGGGGAAACGCATCGGTCGTCTGTCGGTTGCTTTGGTATGCCTTAGTGTAAACCCCCCACCCGCGACAGCAGGCAGGGGGTGTGCGATTTCAAAACTGGATTTCCTGCAGCGTGGCAGCATGGGCAAGAAAGTCAGCGATGTTCTCCTGTTCGACCTCAGCGGTCAGGGTCTCCAGAATCTCCAGGATCTGGGTGCCGTTGGCGCCACGGCGGAGCAGGGAGATGGCAAGGTCAGCGGTCATGATGTCGGGGGGTGTGGGGTGAGAGTATTGTAGCAGGTCAGCGGGCGAACTGCGCCAGACTGCTGGGGGCAACGTGAGCAGGCGACCCACAGGACCGGTAGAAGTCTACCATACGCTCTGCCTCCTGCAGGGTGGGGAACCACTGCGAGCGCCACTCGGTGTGGTTGTAGGGGGTCTGGTAACGGACTTCGATTCTCATGGGTCGGTTGCGGTTGTGAGAGAATTCTACAGGGTCAGCGGTCAGGGTCAGCGTTGCCGTGGGTCACCTTCACGAGTGGCACATATTCTACCGGGGAGTAGCGGGGTCCATGCATGAGCACCGCGCGGATCTGGTGACTGTTGCAACGGAGACTGTGAGTGTGGCGTTGCTGGCGGGACATCGTGACTCGGATGGGTGAGAGTATTGTAGCAGGTCAGGCGGCAACCAAAACGTCGTTCTCCCAACGGGCAAAGCTCAGCACCTCATCATAGATACGGTCAGCGACCTGCTCAACGTGCTGGCGCTCTGCCTTCAGGATGGCAGCGCGGCACTGGGCAGCAATCTCATCGATGGTATAGAGGGCGCGGTCGGTGGCGGGGTTGTAGCGCATGGGTCGTTTGCGGTTGACTTGTTAAGTGTAAGGGGTCGGGTGGGGTCTCAGGGGGCAGGGTGTGCCACCTGGTGAATTGTCACCCCAGCAGGACGGCAGTGGGCAGGGGCAGGAACTGCAACCACTTTTGAGCAGGTTTCACAATGCCCATTTGCGACAGAATGCAGTTATCTTCACCGATAGAAAGTTGCAACTGAGAGAAGGAATCTTTGCGACCAGAGGAAGACTTCCAAACGTTAGATTTGGTGAGATTGGTATCAATCAAAACCATACCAAAGTTGTCGATTTGATTATCACTGAAGGTGTACTTAATCGACCACACAAGGTTAGTCTTTTTGCCACCAAAGTGAGAGGTTTTGTTACCAGTGGCAAAGGACGATTTAGACTCGCCGCCCATCAATTTGAACTCAACAGGTTGACCTTCGATGATGTAATCATACCCGGCAACTTCCTCACGGCGACCATCAATCCCAAGGCGACGGATTCCTTCCTCAATCACCTCATTTACAATGTATTGAAAGATTTTCGTAAAGTCTGCAGTTTCCATGCCGCTATCTTTAATCTGTTGCAGAGTCTTACCATACAGGCGGAACTCTTCACTAACGTAGCGGTTGGTTTCAGTCACCACAAAAGCGGTGAGTTTCTCAAGGGTGGCGGTCAGAGTCATCAGGGGGAATGCTGTGGAGGGTCGTTTCCCCTCCGATGCCCTTAGTATAGGGTATCGGTGCGGGCACCCTGGTGGGGTTGTGCCACCTATTCAACTGGCACACTGAAAGCGACCGCTGTTGAAATTATGATAGGAGAATGCCTCACGATTCACCAACTTAAACATACCAAACTCATTGGTGAGTACGTAACCTTCGGAGTCGATTCTCTCCTGCCCGATGTAAGCGGCAGGACCATCATTGCGGCACAGATAGAGACAATCTGCCTTGATAGATTTCACCAGTGCCCACAACCCCAGCAGGTTAGGATCGCAGTCGAATTCACTATTCACAACAGGACGATTCTCACGGATGCAAGCATTCAGTTGCTGCTTAATCTTTGCCGCTTCTTTATCAGTTGCAAAGGTCACAACAGTTGCCATTTGACGGGCAAACTTGCAGACTTCCTCTACATCAGCGAAGGACGTTTGACCGTGCTGAATGTATGCTTGAGGTTGCACGAACTTCACCGTCTCAGTATCATTCCAGATGCTACGATCGGGGAATGCTTGAGCGTCACGAAGATCGCTCTCAGCATAATAGCAAGTGTGCGGTGCAATGATAATTTGCTGAGAAACTACCTCAGGAAACTTGTAAGTGATCGTGTTGGGAGTATACTCATCACTACCACCAAACCCAATAAAATCACCTTGGTAGATAGTATCGAAGCGAGGCAGATAATCAAAGCAAGCGTGAAGAATACGCGCAACTTCACCCTGATAGAATGAATCAATTTCTTCATGATTGTGAGCAATACGAATCTTTTTCTTGTTAAAGACTGCTTTGGTTCCTACAAAGAACTCACCATTGGCAGGATTCACACCCCAGACAATCGCAGGGGCGCCATCAATCTTGACGCTCAAGTTGCCAGGATTCACGAACCAATCCAGGGCAGAAAGGTCACCCGTGAGAATAGAATCTTCGGGGTGCTCAAGGTGGGTGTTTTTCATGCTTTTAGTATTGCAGGGATTGGTGCCGATTGCAAGGGGGTGTGTGCCACTCTCTCAACTGGCACACGAGCAGCCGACTTGAGTATAAAAAAAGGGGAGCATATTGCCCCCCGATTCTTTATGCAAACATGAAACCATTGCTGAAATCGTATTCATTGTAGACAGGAGAAGTTCCTGCCTGCCCGATGAACTTGTGGACGAACCACTTAAAGTTCTTTTGAAACACACATTCACCCTTGATTCCATGCTCTTGAAGAATCGCATTCAGGCGGGATTTGGTGGTCACAGACTGCCATCCACCGTCAAAGATTTGCACGAAGTTGTCACCAATGGTAGCAATGTGATTGCCGAAAAGAAACACTTTCGACTCGTTAGTTTCAGCGTCAAAGGTAACCTCAGTGTTGCCAGACTTCCAATTGCGGGAGTCACGAATGGCAGCATTCATCTGGGATTCAATCTTACGCATTTGGGGGTTTCCCTCTCAACAAATGTAGTATGGACCAGATCGGGGGGACTTGCAACCCCCCTTGTGCCACTTACTGAACTGTCACACTCTCAATCAATTCTTCGACAACATCCTCATCATAAACATAGGCAATCTCACCGAGCACATCTTCTTCAGATTTACCTGCCAAACTCTCAACAAGCGTATCGTACACAAATTGCATCAAACATTTGGTGTCCATCTCATCAACAATACGCTCAGCGTAGTTTTCAATCAGTTGGTCAAGTTGTTGGGTAGTAAGGGTCATTTCAGAACTCATCAAGACAGTGACGGGAAGTTTGATTCAGACGAATGAGAATGTCATTCCAAAACTCTTTATCCTCATCATCATTGTATTGGTTGTTATCTTCAACCAAACGAATCAGATTGTTAAGATCGTCGGGAGTGAGATAGTTCATCAGTAATCGTAGTTTGCGTTCAGGTACTCATTCACATCGAACTTCTCATCACGAAGTTCGGGAATGTCAAGGTCAAAGATTTCACCAGGAGCATCTTGAATCTCAGACCAGAGTTCGTCAAACATGGTTTGTCTCTCAGGGACGAATGTAATGTATCAGGGATCCTGGCGCACCACAACCCCCTGTGTGCCACTCTCTCAACTGGCACAAGGTTTCTTATACAAACTCCGCGAGATAGTAATCTAAAGGCAACTCAAGTTCTGCTGCTTTAGATTCCCATTCATCCCATTCTTCCTGAGAAGCATCATTGAAGAAATCCTCACGAGAATATTCAAAAACAGGACCACACATTCGAATTAATTGCGACAACGAAGGTAATGTAAACCATCACGTGGCAGATATCAACCCCTACTGTGCCAGATTCTCAACTGTCCTCATTCTCAATAACGAGGACCTTATTGAGAATAGGTCCAATCTTTAAACTGCCACATTACTTGAATGGATCGAGATGCATGATGGTAGAATGCACAGTCTCATCACCTTCGAGCTGCAATATTTCTGCCCATTCATATACATCTAGATCTAGATCATCATAACACTCTACATCTAGAATGATACGAACGTGTTGCTTATTATGCATAATGACGATATGCTAGATCTTGATAATCATGCGAATCTCGTGCATAATCATCATCTAGATCTAGTGTATAGTTCTCATCTAGATCTACATAATCATTCGTATACGTATAGTCGAAATCGTAATCGTCGTACATGAGCTCGTCGAGATTGTGTGATGTGACTTGTATATTGTAGCATAAGGCTCGTCGAGATTGCAATAGGTGTGTGCAGATCTCGACGAGATTCATACGATAATATATATGAATCTAGAGCGTTCTAGACGAGTTCTGATGTGGATCTCGTAACAGAATGTCTCGACGAGATTCTATCATGCTTCTAGAAGAATGTCAAGTCTCGTCGAGTTCTTGTGAGGGTCTGGGGATTTTTATGGGGGCGGGGGTTGACAAACTGCTCTTCTTATGATACGCTCGCTAAGGTCACAAGTCCTGGAGGCATTAAACAAGACTCAAAGGCATTAAACAAGACTCAGAGGCATTTATAAGACTTATAATCCTCTACATTTATTCTATTCTCAACAATAATACTCAATTGATTCTCAATAATATTCATCTTATTGAGAATGTTACAACAAACACATTTATATTTTTTAATACCTTTTTTAATTAAATTTAAGTTAAAACACTATAAAACTGGCATAATCTCAGTATTTTGGCATCCTTGAGTCTTTACATACTTCTCCCAATGAGTAGCATCTTCAATCGTATAGAAAACTGCGGTTTGCTTTGAGAATGCTTTCTTTTTGGGTTTCAGGTAGATGACTTGATACTTCATAATAATACAAATTAATAGTTGGTCCGTCGTTCCAATGTCTTATGACCCCTGCGATAATGAATAGATTAGTAAGAAGATAAGTACCGAATATAACAGTCCGTATATGAGCAACGTGGTCTGATTCTCTGTCATTTTTACTTGCTTTCTCCCCAATCGCTTTTGCCCAGTATCTCCACAGTGTTTTTCTTTTCTTCATAGATAGACTCTCTTGATTTGATATAAGTCAGTTCTTTCCATTGATTATGATAACACAGGACCATCAAACGATCATTGCGATGAATGGAACATGCCTCATAGTTCTCTTCATTTTTTGGTTTGACCCCTATCTCAATCGTAATGTAGTCATTGTCCTTGAAATAGACCCATCCTTCAATATGAGGTTTCCACTTTACATAATGATTAACTTGTGGTTCATACATATGCCGCTTCTAATGGAGTTTGCTTGGGAACCATTGCCGAATAAGGTGATGTTCGTTCTATACTAACAGCGTTCCCGATCTTTCCTGAGTTGATGGGGGAGTAATAGGTTCTGGTTTTGGTATTATAGAATCCCCAAATACAACGAACGGCATCACCCAGATTGTAATCAAACCTACAATCGTAATGAATCCAGATAGCAATAACATTGCGTTTAAACTCTGTCTGCTCATAATACATTCCTTTCGGTGCTTGGTGTGGAAATTCAATCGTTGTCATAAACAGCACGAAGACGATTGGGGGGATAACCTGCAGACAAATAATTGTTAAGGAGTAGGTCACACTGCTCCTTTGTTAATTGCCTTGCATCCTCTTCAATCAATTCCCATCCGGTGGTTGTCAATTCTAAAATGCGATAAAGTTGTGTCACGTCGTAAATGCCTCCAGAATACCAGATTCATAATCATCTTGAAGTATGAATTTTTGAGCATTCACAACTCTTTCCATAATTCGATCCGTATAGCGATCGTCGAAGGATTCTTCATTCGCAAGAATCTCAAATGCTTCCGTATCAGATTCGGCAATCAAGTTAATCAGACCGCCATACTCACTGGAAGGAAAAGGAACCCAGTAATCGACAATATAAAGAGATTTCATTGTTATGTGTAAATTACTCCTCTATTTTAGTGTATTTGCTGTATCCTGTCAAGTTACAAAGTTGTCGCTCAATCTCAAACCTGATGGGAAACAAATGTGATGAGAAGAATCCAGCATACTGCCCATCCTTGAGAAGATTGTAAATGTTCTCAACCTGCATCTGTGCCAGAATCAATTTTGTCTTTTCATCCATTACACAAACTCCGAAATGTAGTAGTCTACGGTGACTTCCAGTTCTGCTGCTTTTTGCTCATAGAAGTTGTCAGTGTATTGTTTGGCAGAAACCCATGCTTCATGATTAAACTCTTCAACCTCAGCGTGTTTCATAAAGTCCTCAAATGCAGACATAAATTGTCGAATATCTTCATCGTTCATTGGTACATCCAATCGTTTGGCAATAATAGGACTCATACAACTTTTGGTCACGTTGTATGAGAAAGGCATTGTATCCAAAGAAAGCAATCAGAAACACAACACCAACAAAAACATATTTGGGTGAAAGATTCATTCGCATTCAAGATCGTAAGAAACAGCAGACATCATCTCAGACATTAGTTTTGACCGAAGTTTGTGAACATCATACTCAATCAGTTCGGACAAGTCATCCCAATCCTGATAATACGTGAACACATTCAACATTGCACCCAGTTCAGTCGTTGAAAGAGACATCAGCAAGCACCATAGAAAGGATTACCCAGTTGAGGCAGATCGGAGTTGTCACCAGTTTCGGTATAACCCAGTGCCAGACGCTCACGAATCGCAAGAGTCTTCTCAACACGATTCAGAAACTTCTTGGAGATTTGATCCACACCTTTCCAAGACAGAACCTGCAGACACCATTCTTGGCTGATGTCACCGTAGGGGGTCTTCACAGGGTAGTATCCGACCAGCATCGTGCCGTCTGCAGACTGGAGAGTGGGGAAGGTGGTCATGGAGTGTCCCTCGATTACCTTGTAATTATAGGTCAGAAGGACGGCACCACGTCGTTGCGTAGACCAGTTTGCGAACTGTCCATCTGCTCAAAGACCGTGTAAAGTTTGTTGTACAGTGCTGGTACACTTCCATATTCTCTTGCGATTTGATTCTCATCACGGAGATTCAATAACTGAAGTGCGGATAGAATTACACCAACTTCATGAACATTTAGATTAACATTTGCTTCGGTCATTTCTTTTCAGTCTCCTTTGCTACAGGTTTAGGTGTTGTGTAAGGAACTCTACCAGTCTCATTGTACATCAGAATGTCGTATTTGAACTTACATTCCAATGGTTTTTGATTACACATTTTCAGTGTGTCATTGTGTGATGATTGTGAATAAAAACCACCACCAGTGATAAATCCAAGCATTGCGATTAAAGCAAAACTAGGATACAAAACAACTTCTTTCATGATTCAATCCCAACTAACATTTTGAAGAAGAAAACCAGGCATCACCATACTCCAGGCACCCTCCTGATTGATACCACCAACTTTATATTCCCACTTATAAGCAAACTTATTATGACTGTCCCAAGTCATAAAACCTTTCTCCTTATCAAACCAAGATTTGATAGTCAGACCAAACTTGTTAGAAAAGATATTGCGAGTGCGAAGTGCTCCACCAGTTTCGCGGGTTTCTACTACTTTACACACATCATGATAGGTTTGAAGACTTGATTCTAAGGCACAAGGAGTTTCATATGTAAAGGGGCGATATGTTTTAGGTTTTGCTGGTGCGGTCTGTGCCAATGCAGGAGAGGCAAACAGCAGGGCAGTCAGCAATAGAAGTTTTTTCATTCTTCAGATTCGTCAAGTGCAAGTTCCAAATAATTATAACCAATCACTTGTCTTCCTGCATGAGTGGAAGTATCAATTTCCACACCTTGATCAGACAGTTTATTCAGTCGGCGGGCAGTCGCCTCATTCATTTTTGTGGTCCAATAATAACTCATTGATTTCCTCCGGTTTTGTTATATTCTATCATAGAACGCCGTGCTGCGTAAGCCTCAAATTCAGATGCAAATGATGCAATGGTGCGTCCAGTATCAGTCCAGACCAGATACCAACGATTCGCAAACTGTTTGATGTAAATGGGTTTCATACAGAAAGAGTAACGTCGATTTCTTTGATATTCAAACCACAGAGTTGCTCATACACACGCCTACAGATAATATCGGTTGCTTTCTTTGCTTTGGACTTCTCATACCAGATGGTGCGAAGTCCATCAAAAGTGGTGACTTGAATGCGGTAGTTTTTCATCAGAAGCGGGTGTTTCCCCTTGACTACCCTTGTATTATAGGGCAATACAGGAGACAGCGCAGTGCCCCCTGTGCCAGTTTTTGAATTGGTCAGTTCAGGGCGTCAAAGACAGTGCTTTGTGGTGTAATGTCCTGACACAACTCCCAGTAGGTTTGGTCAATCTCAAATCCAATATACTTACGGTCTGCTTTGATTGCCATTCTTGCCGTTGTGCCACTGCCCATAAATGGATCTAAAACAAGGTCACCAGGATTGGTCCAAGTGATAATATGATCGTAGGCAAGTTGCTCTGGCATGGTAGCAGGATGCTCATATGCTCTTTTATTGGATTGTCCAAATCCACCACTATTCTTGATTTTCCAGATATTCGTACGAGCACCAAACTCCTTGATTTCTTTTGTCTTTTCGTCTGTAATCTCCAGACTTCCATCCTTCTTCCGAGCACGTGCATTTCCCCAGGACTTATGCCCTGCCCAGGCATTTGGTTTGTCCATGATAATATTCACCGTCTTGGGTTTGCCTTTGCTCAGAATAAAACAATACTCAAATGCCTGCGAATAGCGCAGCGACTTTTCACCAGCAGCAAAAGCAATTCCTGTCTTTTCGTAAATCATGGTATCATGCAGACGCAATCCGCACTCATCCATAAAGTAAAGTGCCTGGCGAAAACTACTTCCAGTTTCGCCACCATCAATTGTTGCGTCCCCAACATTCCACATGATAACCCCACCAGGTTTCAATACTCTGGCAAGTGCTTGTGCAACATCTTTAAAGACATTAAAATCCCACTTGGAGGAATCGTTATACGTTCTTAAATCATCATATGGAGGAGAGGTTACACACAAATCCACAGATTCTGCATTCATGGCATTCATGCCATCAACACAGCTATCATTATAAACTCGGTTTGTCTCCATAGTCATCTAAGATTGAAACTACTATTATAGCAGAATGTAAGCATGAAATGCAACTTATCAACAGGCAAAAGAAAGACCTCCGATTGCAGCACCTGCAGCAGTTGCCCAACCATAATTATCAGGATATGCACTTGCAGCAGCACGACCAATCGCCCCACCCAAAACAGTTCCTAACAAAGTTCTTGTAGGATTGCAATTTGGATTTGTTGCTCTGCCATATCCACCCCCACCATAATACTGATTGGTAGGTCTCCAACCTTGATTGACATTGTTACAGGGCACATTATAAGTTTGCACACTCACACCGCCAGCAACATAGTTGCCAAAGCGATCGTATCCACCAGGGCGATAAACCTCTTGATTTTGAGTGCAAACTGCAAATTGATTTACCTGCTGAGCAAAAACAGGTGCGGGAAGAAACAAAAGGGCAGAAAGAAGATACTTCATGAATCTGATGTGTAATAAGAGTAATTATGCCACCAGTAGGCGGTTGGGGAATAACTGTGCCACTTGCGAATTAGTCCACCCATTCTTCTCAAATAGGTACTCAAGATATAGGGTTTCTTCTTGCTCCCGTGCCTCAATTTCGTGTGGTTGATGCCAATAGTCGTAATTTTCAACGGGTTCTTTACCATAATACATTTTTCCACGCTTGGACCGCAGCGAACCGACTACCCATTGTCGCAGGTGGACCAGTTCGTGTAAAAGAGTTTTTATATACAACTCCTCCTCCATATGGGTCTGAAGTTCAATCAGAAACTCACGGGGACGATAGGATTCTCCCACATAGTCACAGTATCCATAAACTTCCTCACGTTTCAAACCACGATGAAGAATCTCCACCTCAATCTTATGACGGGGCAGAAACTTATTCAGAAACCAAGTGGTAACGTCCTCACAGAGGAGTTTAGAATAACCGTATCCAGAATACGTGATGTAAGACATTGACCCCAGTGCAAAAACCAAACGAAAGATGAAACAAAAAGCAGTTTTTCTTTAGAAGTCATCGGGAGTTTCAATTAACTTTCCAACAATTACTGCAACAGGAACAGAAAGTAAAATCCATAAAAGTATCCAAGTCATCGGGCGATCACATCCAAGGATTCCAACAGCATCATCGCAAGATCCATACGATTGTCTTCATCAACCACAGGAATGTTATCATCAACAAATTCGGAAGCAAGTTGTCCAAAGAGTTCAATTGTCCGCTCATCAGAAAATACAGATGTGGCAAACTCACTCTTGAAACCATCACGCAGCAGTCGCAGAGACTTGGTGATGGTCAATTCACGGATTTCGTTAGCGTAGGTCATTTTAAGGAATTGTTGAGTTGGGATAAACATCAGCGGGCGTAAAGGTAGGAACCTGCCCAGTCAGCATGTTGAAGCAACCATTCACGCTGCTCAATGATGCGAAGATCGTAGCGAACACCCTTGGCAGGTGCTTTCCAGGATGCAGACTTGTAGACTTGACCAGTCTTCTTGTCCACAAAAGCGTGGACAGAACGCGAACCATTCGCATTCATAATGATTTTGTGATACTTACGACCAGTCTCAGGGTAGAAGTCATAGTCACAAGTGCCCTGCTTCAGATTCTCAATGCAAGCATCGTGATACTCTACATCAGATGTACGAAGTTGATGACTCCGAATAGAGTAATCAATGTAGTTCTGACGCAGTGCCTCACAGAGGGCATAGGTGTGCCCCAGAACAGCAGCAGCGATGTCTTTCCGTGCCTCAGCAGCAGCGGCGTAGTCAGCGAAGGTGGTGGTCATTGCCTGGTTGCGTATGTGCTTATTATAAGGCACCTAGGCGCCTCTCAGAGCGTCAGTATGCCAGTTCAGGATCTGGCACCCAATAGTCATCATTCTCCAAATAACCCATCCAATCTTGTGGATCAGACTCATACAGAGCGATCTCCCGCAGTTCATCAATCAGTTCAGACAGGTCCATTGGATTGGCGTTCAACTACCTCAGTATTATAGCATAAAACCCGCCTGGTGGGGCGGGTCTTAAAGAATCCTTATAACTTCCAGTTCAACGATACCAAAGGTATCTATACAAATTCATATTTTCACACAGCAAGAGCACCAGAAGGAATCTCTACACCTTCAAGGTAGGTTTCATGCCAGTCGCAAGTGTCATAGCACAACCAACCTTCTTCTTGAGTATAAACATAACCATACTCTTCACCGTTTTGAAGAAACTCACCCAGATTAGCATCAAGGCGAGGGGGGCAATCTTCACCACGGGCACTATAATACTCGGGTTTCTTATCTTCTGCCCAGCACGTGCTCATATCACCACCGTCAATCAGGTCGGCAGCAAGTTCTTTGCTATTGTAGTGCGTCTTCAGGATGCGACCCAACCATTCGGGATACGAGTCCCAATGATGATAACTGCTCAAGATGCTTCCATCAGAAAGTTCGATTCCGATTCTTCCACGAGTTGCCATTGAGGTGTCTGTCGATTACCCACATATTATAAGGGGTCTCCCAGCGAACCAGGAGACCCCTTGTGCCAGTTTTCTAACTGTCCTCAGTCATCATACACTCTACACTCTAATGCATCAGGATTGGCATCACAATAAAGTTCCAGTGGTGTAGGATCGTGAGAGTCTTCAGGATGGTGTTCTTTATATGTTTTAAGTGCTTCTAGTTCTTCTTCAGTATGTCTCCTTGATTGTGGAGAAATAGTTGGGTCACTCAAAAGGTCCTCGTCCTTTTGAATATGTTGATCGATGTTATCCATAGTTTTGTAACGTGATGACATATTTATTTTATTTTGGTGAGTTATCCTCTTTACCTTCAAGAGAACGAACCATCAATTCAGTGAATTTTTCCATTTTTTCGGCAGAAACTGTCTGCGGAGCATATGTAATTGCATCTTTCAGTGCTATAAGTTCGCTCCATTCTTCTTTTGTAAGAATTTCAGGTCCAGTTTTTGCTAGAGTCATAGGTTTTTTGCGGTGTGTCCCAATATTAGCATTTCAATACATTACTATCTAGAAGTTTAATATTTTCTTCGGGATTGGGTTACATTACTTAATGAAGTCGTCAAGTGCATCAAGATCATCTTGCAAATCCTTCTCCCTCTTCTTATCGTGATAATAAGACCACAGAGCATTATGTACATCCATCAGGTGATCAATCCAGAAACCAGCAGGATAAACACCTAGAGCATCTTGAAGACCACGATGGCTCGTTCCTTCACTTTCTGCCTTACACATAATGTAGCAGATTGCCTGAACCATATCAAGTTTGTCTGATTCAGAAAGCATAAAATACTTTCCTACTGCTCGTTGCTTTGCTTCTTCAGATTCTTTCTGAAGTTGCTTACAGGCATCAGAGTCCCACCATTCTTGCCAAGAGTTTTTCTTTTCAGTCATCTTTTCCAAAGATAGTTCCAAAGAAACCAGAGTCACCTGGTTTACGGTTTTCTAATTTATCAAGAAGAGAATCAGTTGTTTGAAGTGTTTCAATACGATGAATAAGATCTGCAATCACACTACAAACCATTGGACGTTCTTGACGCGCAGCATATGAAAGAGCATTACGCAGAGATTGTTCCGCTTCCTTCAAAGATTCTTCTACTGATTGTGATAGTGCCATTACTTAATTTCTCCTTTCAATAAATTATGATAACGTAATACCTCTGGATTTTCAAGGTCTTTACATCGTGGATAGAAGATACCATCACGATAGCAGGCATCTTCTGGACTTGGTTGATAGTATTTCATTGCTTGTGGTTGCGAATCTCTAAAGTTGCAGAGTTCTCCCTGCATTTTCATAAAATTATCAAAACAAAGTCCAGCAACAAATGGAGCGATAAATTCAAGACCATACATCATTTAAATCTAAACGTTTCAGTGTGTTTTTGCAAAAGATAAGAATCATCACCCTGATTCACCCACTCAACAATATCACCTTCTTTCAGATTTGCTGCTTCTAGAAGATCATCGGGAAATGTTACGCAGTAAATATCTTCATCAGTGTCTTCATCTCGGACTTCTTCAACTGGAAGAACCCACTTCTTTACCTTATCTTTTTTTACTTCTGGGGTCCAATCGTATCCACCCTCTTTACGAATGTCTTCAACTTCTTTTTGAAGATTGATATTATTTGTAGTATATTTTTGATATTCTTCTGGGTAATAATTCTCTTCCCAGAAATCATTCCAGGATTTTTGACACTCTGGAGATTTATCGTCTTTATCACATTGAAGAATTGAACTATCTTCTACGGGACGATGACCACTCAGAAGTTCCAGAAGTCCAGAAGCACGACTAATACAGTCTTTATGGTAATAATACTCTTCACGAACTGCTTCACGAATCGCAGAATAGATTTCGTGCGGTGAAGCATCACTATTCATCGCATCGTGAACCCACTCTTGAAGTTTTTCAAGCGAATACTTTTTGTAATCAGAGGTCATTGAGGTAGTCTTTGATTGCTTGTTCCATAATAACCTGAATCTCCTTGGAAGTCAACCCATTCAACCACTTCCAATTTGGGTCTTCCTTGTCCCATCCCATTGTATAAGACCCATCTTCATTTTGTGTTATCTTAAGACTATCAGCATTCATCGCAGTCAGTATCCTTATGTTTCTTACGAATTTTTTTAAGTTGTTTCAGTTCTTCCTTAATCATCTTATAAGCAGTTTCAGAGTCAATCTTATCACCCAACTCAAGGGCAACAATAATATCTACTCGGGTACCAAAATGTGCGAGTGCTTTTTCAAAACAGTCTAAATCATACATCGTAATTAATCCTACAGTGTTCGGCAAGAATATCTATACGGGCGTCAAGAGAATTCTCAAGACGATAAATTTCATTTGTTAGTTCTACGTTTTCTTCCTCTAGTTTGCTGACTTTATCCTCAAGAGCAGCAAGTCTTTCATATACTTCATCCATAGGAACTTCTGGTTTAAGTCCCCACTTCTTATGAAACCAATATGAATCACTCATAATACACCAACCTCTTTCAAATAGTTTCTATATCGCATAAAACGATTCCAGTTTGGTTGCCCCTGGACATTTAATTGATAGCAGATTTCACAATAACACAACCACTCATACCAAGGTGTGGTAGGATCTAATACGTGATATGGATAATCAGAGTTTTCCACCTACTTCCGACTCATAAGTTTTGGATTCAGAGAAACCTTCCTGCCGTCCTTTAAGATAAAAACGGGTCGCTGAGATACACTGCTCTTCAGTGAGAGATGTGATAAGTCCGTTACCATCTTTGTCAGTCGAATACCAGAGTCCATACTTTTTTTCATCAACATAAAAAGCATCATCAATTAGTTTCTTTTCCATTTGTTTTATTCTTCAAATTTGTAACTCAATTTGATGTCTTTCTTTTTCAAACTATATCGATCGATATGCTTTTTACGATGGTCTTCAGATTGAAAATAGCACTTACGGGTTTCATTTCCGTCTTTATACACAAGTTTCCAGGGAAACTGATCAAAGGGAAATTCTTCGGAGTAGTCCATCAGGTAGGTTGTTCAACACGTTGAGTATACACGGAATCAAACAGTTCGTCAAGTACCTCACCACACTCATCGTAGGTTTTTGGATCAAATACACTCCACTCTTGATACCGACGAACGGCAGTGTAGATCAATCTATATTGTTCAGAGGTAAAGTTCATTAGTCGTAAAGATTTTGCTCCTGTTGTATTTTATCTAGGTAGTGGTAGATCGTTGCTTTTGAGTACTCAAACTCCTCAAATCGTTGTGGTTTTTTCTTCTCCATCTTGGTGAGCATATTCACCCAGTCATAATGACTATTCACCACCCATCCATAATGATGGTCGTCACATAATAACTTGAACATTACTTGAACCCCTTACTTTTCTTTTTGTCTAATACTTCAACGTGACTCAAAAAGTGCCCACCATTTTGAAACCAGGTGAGTTGAACATCCTCATAGTTATCAAAGATGACCTCTTTACCATCTTCATAAACTAACTTATAATCGTGGCGATCATAAGGTTTATCAGATGTTTGTTTAAAGTATTCTGGTGATGAGGAGTCAATAAGTTGAGTCATTTCAGATAATGAGGTTTTTCAGATTCAAATGTTACCCACTTTGCCATTTTAAGGCACATCAGCAAAGTTTGGTGTTCACGGTTATACAGTTCCCAATCTTGTTTGAGTTTCGCAGCATACCTACGACGATAGGCACAGCACCAGACGTTATAGAATATCTTGTCTTTTTCAGTCATAATGGGAATACCTCCACATCACTAATCGTGGCACTTTTACATTTATAATAAGTTGTGAGTTGCTGAGCAGTCATCTCACTATTTGCAAGAAACTGTATTTTTACAGTTGCACCATCCACAAGAGATGATAAGATCACCGCATACTTATTCATCATTATCATCCCAAGGTGCTTTACGATTCATCAGTTCTTTAATTCTTTCCACCACAGCAGGGTCTTGTGGTTCATTGATTCGTCGCACAAGTTCATCATATGCTTCTGCGGATACAATAATCCTTTCTGGTTCTTGTCCCAATCTCAACCTGCGTTCTGGACTGATGGTTAGATTGTAAGGGTCATCATAAGGATAGATGTATTCCTGAAACCATCCAATACTCAAACTCTCCCAGAACTCACCATAACCCCATTCATCACCGTCATCATAACAGTCAAGAATATACAGGACATTACGAAATCCATCAAGGAAAAGTTCCCATTTTGTTGGGTTTTCAAATCTCACGGCGTTTCATCACTCCACCAATAAGATAGTTTATCACCATAAGCAGAAATATTCAAGTGGTAGATTTTGCCATCTTTGGTATAAACTCCCACCCATAGAGTGCGTTCATTCATACTTTCAAGGTGAAACATCTCCACATCTTTCAGCACGATTTCATCTGGGTTTTCAGTAAATCTACTCATTACTCTTCCTCACTCGTTCAAGAAATGTAATTGATTGTTGATAAAGTGCCTCAATCAAGTTCTCAATATCACTAATCGCAATCTCATTATACTCACGATTGAGATATTCACAACGAATAGCATCAATCATAGATTGTAGAGTAATCATTTGTTGTTGCTCTGGAGTGATTGGTGTGCCGTGAGGAAGTCCAGAACATTCCAGATTGTAGTAATCATTATACCGTCGCAGGACAGTATCACTTCGTTCTTTGCGTTCCCATTCTTCTTTTTCAATTTCAGCAAGTTTCAACATAGTATTGACGTTCTCTTCATAGAGATGTTTATCAAGAGCATCAAGTGCCTTGCGTTCTGATTCACGACGCTCTGCCTCCTCAAACATTTCATCCGGGTATGGTTCTTGATTGTTCATAAGTTCTAGAACTTTCTGGTAATCTTCTTCGGATACTTTTGCTTCAATTGGTTCAGTCATTTTGATTTCAAGTTTAATTTCAGGTGCTTTGGTTCCAGTAGTAAGAGTTTCAAGAGTTGGAGCAGGCATACGGGATGTTTCCTTACCGTTTGTATAGAAGATTAAGTCCTTGTTCATAAGTTCTCTCAACTTCTGTTTACCGTATTCCGTTAATTCTTTCTTTGATTTTCTCAATTCATCCAATTCACTTTGAGATAGATTTAAATGAGGCAAATCATCAGGAACTGGAAGATTATCAGTCATAAGATTTTTGTTTCATAAAGTCATTATACAACAAAGGGCACCAGATTTCAAGTGCCCCTGTTCCAGTTTGCAAAGTGTCCTTATGATACTCTTACTCTTTTAGAAGTGTCTATATTTTTTGATTTTTGATATCTCGTAAGTCCTCCTGGATTAGAAATAAATCCAGTTTCAATACACATCCATTTTTGATTTCCTACATTTTTTCCACTAACTTTTCCACCATTTCTAGCATTTTCAATTCTCTGTTGTTTAGTAAATCCGTGTATTCCTAATCCGAGTTCTTTTACTTTATTTCCACCTTTTCTACCATCTTCACGAATTTGTTCTTTTGTTTTTCCGTGTATTCCTATACAAAGTTCCTGTTGTGTTTTAGCACCTTTTCTACCATCTTCACTCATTTTTTCTTTTGTTCTTGAATGAACTCCCACTCCAAGTTCATATGCCTTTTTACCATTTTCAATTCTTTTTTCCAAAGAAACATTGTAAAGTCCTGTATTATTATTTTTATGAGTTTCTGCTGCTTTTTTTCCTGCTGCTTTGAGTATTTTTAGTGATAAAATACCATTACAATTTTCATTCAAACACCAATTATCGTTAAGAAAAGGTCTAATTATTCTTTTTTCAACTTCTTGTGCTTCTAACCAACTTTCGTCAGTATAATCAAAAACTTCAAGTATTTGTTTCTTTGGAGTATAAAATTTCCAACACCATTTATGAGTTATAGGAGTTCCCCAATATTCTTCGTTGTAATATTTTTCCTTATGAACCCCATAATAATAATATGGAACTTCTTCAAAAGTAATTTTGTATAAGTATATTCTTGGACTTTGTGAAGTCATCGTAATCTTATTGAAACCGCATTAGTATTTATAATAGAAAAGGTGCCCGAAAGCACCTAATCCGTCCGTAGAGATTGCGGTTTCAACAGACATTTTTATTTATTACCTTAATTTCTCCCGCATAAGTTTCAGACACTCGTTCCATTTATAAGAGTTAGTATCGTGTTCTTTCGGCAACCATTCGGCAACAATACTACAAATATGCTCCCTATCAACATTAGAATAGGGGTCAAGATTAGCAAAAAGAGTAGTAGGTTTTGGTTTATAATAATCATCTTCTCTTACCTTCTCTTCATATGCTGCCTGAAAACCTGCTTGAAACCCCTTCCACCTCATATCATCATACTCGGAATCAGTTTCTAATTCAGGATATTGCCCCCCCCAATCTTTGTATGCTTCTTCTACTGGTGATTTGTGTTCATCAACCACATCATCATACTTTTCCTTCTTCACATCATTAAACCAAAGTCCTTCAAGAAGTCGTTCAGTTTCTTTATCAGTCACCATCACAAGTCTTGAAGCATTATCCCAGAAATCCTCTTCTTTTTCTCTTCTCCACCACACAACATACCCATACTCATCAGTATATTCAATACGATAATAAGTTTTCTTATTATAAGAGACAATATGAACTTCACCAGATTTTTCTGCTTCCATTCTTGGTTGAGATTTATGTGTCTCAATCTCTTTGAGAAGTTCCAGTTTCTTTTGAAGCACTTTGATTTCTGCTTCTGTCTTTTCAATATCAGATTTGTAAGTCATTTGTTTAAGATAAGGAGTAGCATCCATCACACCATCTTTGATTGCTTGTCTAAAGGCATCACGCAATCCATCGGCAACTTGCTCTGGTGTTTGTGGTTTTGGTTGATATTCAGTCATTTTCAGTTCCTTCAACATACTTTTGTGCGTTGAGTGTTCTCCACATTACAATCTGTTCAAAGCATTCTCCAAGATTGCGACAAACGAAACTGTCTTCATCCACCCCATCTGGACCATCCCAGATTGTAGCAGTGCATCCCTTTGTGGGATGTGAAGTAATAGTGATTTCAATCTTCATTATTCGTCAGTCCTACTTCAAGTCCTTCCATTCTTCCCATATTATAACCCATTTCGTGGATTTTTAGGGCAAACTCAACCATTTGTTTTTTGGTTGAAGAAAAATACTCTATTCCCTCATAATCATCAACCAATACTTCAAGATGCTTTTCAGCGAGGTTAAGGATTTGTTCGTCAGTCATCAGGTGTCTGTGTGTATGAAAGTATTATACGACAAAGGGCACCCGTTTTCAAGTGCCCCTGTGCCAGTTCTTCAAGTGTCCTTCTCTACCTCTTTTTCCAGTTGCTTATAAAGAGCATATTCGTATCCACACAAAAATGCACTTTCCACCCAACTGATAAGAATTTGTTTCCTTTGGTTCTCATCCTCAATTTTTATGTCGTCCATAAAGTATTCATACCGATATGTAAATCGTCCATAAAAATCTTCATAAAACCACTTGTTAAATGAAAGTTGAGCATCTTCTTGGGGGTCAAGATATTCATTAGCAGGATGTTTCATAGGTCTAATGGTTGTTGGGGGTCTCTTTTCCAAGTTTCCTTATAAGTAATCCACCGTTCCACACCAATTTCTTGTTGAGCAACCCAGTGTATTCCATTCTCATCAATCGCATCAAGATGATGAACACCAGTCTTGGGGCAGATGACTCTGGATACTTGTGTGAATTTTAGTTTGTTAGTCATTCTTCCAAACTCTTAATACATTTTTGAATCAGGTCATTCCACCTCTTTGGAGTAAGTTTTTCATTAGCAGTTGAGGACCTGAATGGATACTTATACCAATAAAGTCTAAAGTTTTCACTTGGGATTTCAAAGTTAGGTTTATCCATTTCATCTTCTTCATCACCCCAATAATAAGGACGGATGATAAAGAAATCGTTGGAGAAATGTGGAGTGTATCCATAATCTTTTTCTCCTGTCTTTTCTGTGATCGCATCAATCAGGATTTGGAATGGACCACCCATCCATTTCTCACGAGGAACACTATATTCCTCTGTGGGATTTCCAAATAACATTTGCCCAAGTTCAAGTTCAGTCATTTTCTTTCATACAAGGGTATTCAAAAGTTTCACCGATTTGTTCTAATAGAGTGCGGGCAAGGTGAATTTCACCGTAATCAATACCCTCCGCAAAGGCATCATCATAACTACCAGCACTTGGAGTATAATCATCTCCATATACATCATAGCAGTGTTTTACCTCTGCGTATTCTTTGAGAACCTTGAGGAGAAGTGTGAGTTTTTGTTCGTTAGTCATAAGTTTTCACAATAGAACATTGTTCATAACCCTTATTGTATCCATCTTCATGAATTGCAAGGGCAAACTTCAAGAGTTGTTCTTCCCAACACTCCCAGAAGTTTTCTTTCTCACCAGTGAAATCATCAAATCCACAGGTTTTAGCAAGTTCAAGTATTTGTTCGTTAGTCATAATTCATACTCATAATACGGTTGATTGCTGTTTTGTTTGCTTCTGGATTAGGAACATCTTTCAGTGAAGTAAGAACTTCCTCAATAGTTTCTTTACGAATTGCAAGGGCAAACTTCAAAAGGTTTTCTGGTTTGTTTTCATCAATAGGATGAATTGCGAGAAAATGAGAAGCAAGTTTTAGAAGTTCTTCGTCTTTCATCGGTTGGTTGCTTATGAGAGTATTATAAGGCATTTTCAGGGACTTTGGGGAGTCCTTGTGCCAGTTCAAAAATTGTCCCACACCTCAAAGGTAATTCTTCTTGTGCGACTTGAATGGTCTATATTCATATTCATAGAATATACTTGTGCCTCTTTGTTTTTTAACTTTTCTGCAATTTGTAAGAAACCATCATTCAAACTCTCATTATCATAACAGGTGAGTTTTGTGATTGGAATAGTAGAAGTATCCCGAAGTTCTTCCAGTTCTTCTGCGTATGACTTTTCACCCTTATAATAATCTGGTTTTGGTTCTTCTTTCTTTCCGTAGAGTTCTTCATATTTTTGTAGGAGAGGATTAGTCATAATAAGTGTTTGCGTGTCCGTAGTTCAAATAATACCAGAACAATTCTCTCATTCTTTCTTCATCTTCAAATCCGTGAATATGGTTCCACATATGATTACTCCAAGAATACACACAATACTCAAAGAGATGAATTGAAGTATAGATGTTCCATTTCTTCCAAGTGTCTTTCTTGTTAGTCATTTCTTACACCGATGTAATGGAATACGAAGAAACTGAAAGAACCTTCCAATATATCCTATCATATCTCCGCATTTAGGACAACGATAAGATGGGTGGGTCATTCTTTATCACCAAAATGTTCAAGTAAAGCACGAGCAAGTCCTCTTACGATTTCTTCATCATACCACCAATCCATACCATCACTCAAATAACCTTCAATAAATCCATCAAGTTCTTCATCTGTTGGTTTAGTCATTTCAATCCAATCAGTTTAGCAAAATCAGGAGTGATAGTAAGGTTTTGTTCTCTTACAAGATTACGAACTTCTTTACGGAGATGAAGATACTTATCTCGGTATTCTGTGAGATACTTTTGTGCTCGGTTCTTTTCATCAAAGTCCTTTTGGTGCTCGTAAGTTCTGGTTTCGTAGTATCTCATTTCTCATCCACCTTTGGTGTTTTACCTTTACACCAAATAGTATGAAGTTCATCAACACGATTTTCCCAAATCATAGTATCTACAATATAGTCATATGGGGTTTCATAAGTGTCTTCATACACTTCTCTAATGAAGATAGATTTATTTACTGATTGGGGGTATTTCATTTCTCATCCACCCATCTAATAGAAAGACATTTATCCATAAACCAACGAGTAATAGCATTTGGTTTATAAGGCATATAGAACCTCAAATAACCATTTCCAATCGTATAATAACCTTCGTGTTTATTTCCTTGTTTAATTACAAAACTGGAAGTAATATTACTACCATCACCAAAAACAGAAATTTTAGAGTAATCTAATGTATATTTGAGTGGGAAAAATCCATTCTCACGGGCATACTCAAAGTCCTCATCCTGTTTCTTACAGAACTCCTCATACCTTTTTTTCTTATACAACCAATTGTGCCCTATCCTATATTCAAGATGAGTTTTCTCAATCAGTTTCTCAATCTTCTCATCAAGTTCTTGTTGGATTTCTTCTAATGACTTGCGTGGTTCAGGAATATCAAGATAAGGTTTGATTACATCAAAATACTCAAACTCTTCGGTGTAATAAAAAGCACCACAAATAAAAGGAAGAATACTTTGAGGTGCTCCCACAAGTTTCTTTGGATTGAGTTTGTATCCTATTTTTTCAGTCATTTTGCCCTCATAGCAGTAATCACAGCATCACGGGCACTTTTACCTTTTGCTTTATTCATAGGAAATCCACTACTCATAAATTTCCAATCACTTTCACCATTCATTTGGAGATTGTGTGGATGAAATTGATTGAGTAGAAATTCAAGGATTTCTGTGTCTGTTGGTTCAGTCATTTTCTTCATCGGGTAGTTTTTCATTCAAATCAATACCATCTAAAACTTTATCAGACCATTTTAGCACATTCTCAATCAGTTTATCATTAACTTCTTTTTTCTTTTCCACAAACTTTTCAATCAGTTCATCATCAGGGTCGTTGAGGATTTGTTTTACTGGGTCTTTTTCTTCAATCATCAGTTTGAGTTGTTTGAGATTATCATAAAGTTCTTTTTGAAAATCATAACATTCAGTCAAATGTTCTATGTTATTGTCTTCAAAGTTAGTTTCCTCACGGATTTCCCAAGACAAACCATCCATATCTGCTGCGGTTTCTGTGAGAAAGTATTCAAGTGTTTCAAGTAAATTCATTTTCTAATCACAGCAATTACTTTACGATTTGGATACTTCTCTACAATTATATCACGAGCATCCTCATAGTCAATCGCATCCTTTACGGTTTCATAATACACAGTTTTATCTGCGTCATCCCAAGTTTGAACTTCGTAAGTCATTTCTTCTCCCAATTTGCTCTCACATCTTTATAAGGTTCTGCTTTCACTCCACCATAAGTATCAAAATGAGGTTTTGGGTCATTAGGTTGAGCAGTATGAACCAACTTTGTAATATTAGGAGAAATACCAGGATTACAAGGAATGGTTTGTTGAGGAGTGAGAGAAGTATAAGGAGGAATATAAGTGAGTGGAGATTTACTCAAATACTCTTCTACAATATTACAAGACCATCCATCCTCATAGAACTGCTTACCATAGAAAATAGCATCTTCCTTATTTGGAAAGGAAGCAACATAAGTGTCGTTGTGATAGAGTGAATAAACTTTCATTTCAGTTCCTCAATAAGTTTCATAAGAGTTTTGACGGATACTACTTGAGATTTCTTATCAACTCGTCCAGTTCCTCTAACTTCACTATGCTCATCAATCAAATATTGAAGAACAGCAGAAGCAATTGTTTGTGGGGAAGATTGTTCCATTGAAGACCAATCCCAACTCACTTCATTCAGTGTTTCAAGTAAAGTCATAATACCTCATTATCAAAGTTGTTTAGATAGTTCCAAAACCACAACATATCATCATCACTCACATATTCCTCATACCTTTTACCATATTCACTATAATAAATGTGAGGATACATTACTCTAAACCACCAATCAAAACACCATCTCCACATCAATCTTCGCAACCAAAACTGTTTGAGATTATATGAAAGTTTCATTTCAATTTACTCATACAAATAGAACAGAGACAATCATCAGTTTTAGGAACTCTAAACATTATGTGATTTCCAGAGCAACAATCTCTATCACCACAATTTCTACATTCATCACAAATCCATTCTTTTTGATTACGACATTTGACGAAATCTTCAAGAGTATAGTTTTGAAGAAGATTAGTCATTTCAGGTGTCTGTGTGTATAAGAGTATTATAGGGCATCCAGAGGCACCCAGAGCATCCCCTGTGCCAGTTCTTCAAGTGTCCTCAATAATTGTCGAAGCAACCATCATCATAAGCCTTATCATAGATTTCTTGGGCAAACTTCACAAAGGCATCAAAGTTTCCAGAATACTCCCAACCATCATTCTCATCCCAATCTTCTTCAAAATGTTCTTTTACAAGTTGTAGGATTTGTTCGTCAGTCATTTTTCAATCACAAATACAGATTGTTGAATAAGTTGTTTTGGAAAATAGACACTACCCTTGTCAGTTTCAAAGGTAAAGTAGGTCACATCCCCAATTTTTGATAGAAGATTACAAGCATCAAGATAATCTTGCTCATCACCTTCTTTATCAACACTCTCAAAATCAACACTCTCAAAAGTTCCTTGAGGTGTGTGTGCGATGATTTTCATCAGTCTTTTTTGAAGAGTTTGTAGATTGCGTCTGCTACTGCGAGTGCTTCTTCTTTTTCCATACAAATATGATTTACTCGTTTTTCACTTGTATTCACACCAGAAGGAAGTTCCCAATAAGAAATGGTACAACCTTCAAATCCTACATCAAGGTGAGTGTCTTCTACGGTGTACCAAAAATCAGTGTGTTCCTGAATACGAACTTGATTAGTGATTTCAATTGTCATAAGAGGTGTCTGTGTGTATGAGAGTATTATAAGGCATCCAGAGGCATCCAGAGCATCCCCTGTGCCAGTTCTTCAAGTGTCCTACATACCCAAGAGTTTTTTGTCGGCATCACTCAAAGAAGCAAGGTCTTTCTTCAGTTGTTGAAGTTTTCGTTCCTTTGCTTTTTCTTTCTCTGCCTTTTCTTTCTCCAGTTGTTTCATTCTCTTATTGTATTCTTTGTCGGTTTCTTCACGATGCTTGTAAAGATAATAGGCACCATCCTCATATGGTTCGCATTCATATTCAAGTCCCACCCAACCAGCATCTAACTCTGCTTGAAGTGCGGCAATAATACTTTCAAGTGTTCCGTCAAAATCTCCCCAGTATTGTTGAGTTTCTTTGACTTGAATGCGTTCAGTCATTTCAGTTCTCCATAAGAAAGTTGTTGAATTTCTTCTCTATTCAAAGTTTTAACATAACCACGAGGATAGTCATTATCATAAGCATTAAAGACAAAAACAGGAATGTTTCGTTCTTTACAGATTTGTTTGAACTTGTCTTCATTCAGTTCAAACTTACCAACATACTCAACATATGGATACATATCCCAAGATGCTACAAGTCCTCCTGGATAATAACCCCACTCAAACTCATCAAGTTCTTGAATGATTTGTTCTACATCTTGAATGTTTTCTGGATTAGTGTAGATGCGTCCGTATCCTTTGTAATTGAAGGCAGTCATTTCAGTTGTCCTCTATCAAACGAATGTTGTTTTCAATCTCACCTCTCATATCATAAAAATACGATTTTCCCCTATCAAGAATAAAAGTATCATAATCTTCTTGGGTTGGTTCATCTTCCATTTCCATATCCTTCCAAACTTCCAAGAAATCTTCAACAGACATATGGTATTCCAGAGGAATGTATGCGACTTTGGGAATGATGTGGTTAGTCATTTCAGTCCAATCAGTTTAGAAAATTCAGGAGTAATGGTGAGGTTTTGTTCTCTTACAAGATTACGAACTTCTTTACGAAGATTTATCCACTTTTTGTAGTAATCTTGTGATGCTTTTTCTGCTCTGTTTTTAGCATCAAAGTCGCACTGGTGTTCGTAGGTTCTACTTTCGTAGTATCTCATTTAATCGTCACAGTTTGATTTTTGATTTGGCAAAGACGGGAAAGATTATCACCCGCAGTAGCAACTTGGAAGAAGTTGTAGTTAGTCCCACACTGTTCGTTGAGTGCTTGTTGAGTTGTAATGACTTTCATAACTCCTGTGATGGGAGCAGCAAGAAGAACCAAAACAACAGTACCAACAATCAAAACAGTCCAAGCATCCATAAAATCAAAGTTGTTGCGTTTCATTTCAGTTCTGGTGTTGTTTGAGGTGAAGTTGGATACATTCCATAACATTATCAAGAGTTAGAGCACTACCCTCATAGTAGTAATCCATATTCATTACATCTGTGACTTTGAGTTTGTAATAAAAATCTCCATCAGAAGAATACTGATGAATGATGATGTCAGTTTCGTAGTTCATCGGTTTGTTTCTTATGAAGTCATTATAAGGCAAAAGGAGCACCTGTGGGATGCTCCTGTGCCAGTTCTTCAAGTGTCCTATTTCAGTTCATCTTCCTCTTTTTGAATAGCAGAGATAGCATTTAGAAACTCCAAACCATATTTACCTACAACCCAAGCATCTTTATCCTCAAAGAACCTAGTACCGATGGTTCTCATATCATAGCCTTCTGTGCTTTTATTGAAGAAAGCAACGACATAGCAACTATCACCAGAGTCGTGAGTATACCACTTGACGAGTTCATACTTGTTGTTGACTTTACTCCAACGAAACTCTATGTTACGAAATCTCATTCTTCTTCCTCTTCATAAGGGAACATTTCATCATACTCTTCATCAGTGAGAGTCAGATACTGAACATCAGCATCTTTGTGCTCTTCGGCATACACTAACTGATAGTGAGCAAAACTACTTTCAGAAGTGCTAGCGTACTCTATGAGTCCATCAACAATACAAAGGTAATTCATTAGAGCACCTCCCAGTGTGCATCAGATTTGTCACCGAAACGATTAGTTCCAGTTCTTGTACTAACCCAAAAAAAGTATTTACGGTTTTCTGATGCCAAGAATAACTCACCACCAGTGTCCTGCTCTACAATACAGACAGGATTGTTTCCCATGATATTTGCTAATCTATTCTTCGCCTTGCTGCTTTTGGGTCTTACGGTTACTCTTCTCATTTTGGATCTCCAGTTTCAGTTTGCGAATACCAGTAATAAAGTAAGCAAAATCACGGGATTCAGTCACCCGTTTTTCTTCACCACAGACACCACATTTACCATTCCAGACAGATGAACAACCGACTGAATAAACACCATAAGTTTGACCACAATCCATACAAGTGGTGCCTGCCTGCTCAAGTCGTTTGAGTAGTGCCTTCTTCTCTTTGAGAGTCATAGGGGCGTTTCGTATAATGGTATTATAGGGCATCAGGAGGCGTCTTCAACGTCCTCTGTGCCAGTTTCCAAAGTGTCCTCATCGCCAGTAAGGTCTTTAAGTCTATTCATAAAGTCTTCATCAAGTGGATAGACCTTTTCTTCACCACGATCAATCCTATCACACATCTCCATCAGATATTCTAGAAACTCTTTGGGATATGTTTCATCCATATTAATGCTGCACCAGAACCACTGATAACATTCTTCATATGGATCGTCGTTTTTCAGCAGAGCATAATCAGCATAGTTTCCACTGATGAGATCTCTCCACATCTTAAAGTTGTTCCAGATCTCTCTCCAACCAGTCTGGAAACAATGTCCGAAGTAATACTCAAACCAGTTCAGTTTTTTCTTCATCAACACTCATCCATTCCAAGATAATCAGTCTCTTTTTCATCCACTTCCTCTAAATGGTCCCATCTCCAAGTGCGGGAAAGCAAATCAATATCAAACCCAAACTTATATGCCCAGAAGAGAATACCTAAAAGACCATTACTTCCCATTGTAATCTGAAGATAAGGTGAAGAAGGATAATCATTCCAACTTACAGAAAACTGAAACAAACTCCATCGTTTAATATTAACAACTTGAACATAAACTTCGTGTCCAAAGTCATAGCGATGCTTAAATTTAATTAGATTCATTGCTCTTTAATAACACAAGATGTAGTGCATTTAAGGTCACCAGAAGATCCAGAGACCGTAGATGTATGGTGTGGTGTTTTTTCTGGTGTCAGATTATATGATACAATAGCGGACACAAAAAACGCAAGTGCAGGGATTGCGACATATTGTAGATAAGTTTTACTGCTCATTATTGTTTTCCTCAAAGTCAAACCATTCATACAGAGAGTTCATCGCACCATCAACCACACAATCAACCACAGCATCTTCGTGTGGGTTCTCTACGTGTTTATGGGCACGATTGTATCCATAACGGACACCTTCTTCCAGTGCCATCTCCAATACCTTACGAAAGTTAGGTTTCATATCAATAAGGAAGAGATTTCAGACCATCCAGAACTTCCTGAAAGCGTTCGGCACGACTCTTGTGGTGCTCTACATTCTCCTCAAGCACACTCACAATATCGTCCAGGACAACATCCAGAGACGCATCAGTATCAAAGTATTGTTGGATTGCTTCGGCAAGATACCGCCGCCGACTCCATTCCATACTATAGGGTTTGTAGTCCATAATCAGAGTGTATATGCGGGTATTATAAAGGTTTTTTCAGATATTGTCAATCTCTTGTTCGCCAATCGGTTTCGTCATCATCACGTTTAAACCAATCATGCAGTTCATCTGGGTTGTCAAAACCTCTTCTACCAAATCTTTCGTGCCCTAAACCACCAATATCCATTGAGTTTAGGAAATCATCCATTTCATCCATATTGGGATTTTCCGCTTTACGTCTTGCCTGGCGGAGCATTGTTCCAGCAGAGCGATTTGCCTTTGCAAGTTTCTCTGCCCAGATCATATCTTCTAAACTTACTTCTTTATGAAGTACAATCTTCTCACAGATTGCTTCCAGTCTCAATCTGTACTGCGTAGAGAGCATATGTATTACCAGATGTAGTGTTATTTATTTTTATATTCGTCCATTAACTCTTTTGCGAGTTTCATAGAACGACGCCACATTAAATATTTTACCACAGGATTACGTGGATTGTTTAACAACCACCACTTTTGTTTCTCATAGTTAGACTTTGCTAACTTAAGCACATAATAAAAGGCAGCAGCGATACTATCATCTGTTGCGATAAAGTATGCCGCTACTGCAAATACGATAAACCAAGCATAATAAGACATCATCTAGGTCTCATAGTTTTATTATTTAACCAAGAAATTGATCTAGACTGGAGACCGATGCGCCTTTTGCGGACTTTTGAATGTAGGTTTTGGCGGACTTGTAATTGTTTGCTAGATGAACCTGCTGTCCGTTGTGAATGATAATAAACTTTTTACCAAATGGCACTGCTGCCCACATACCATCTTTAGTGACATAACCTTGTGGATCTGATGGTTTTGGATTTAAGATTCCTGGACGATCTACAAAAGGTTTCTGAAAGTTTTCGCTCATCCGAATACAGCGGTCACACCAATAACTTTAGCACTTGGATTACGTGCTAGAGCAGTCCGCCTGGCATCATCATAATCACGTGCCTCGACAATCTCATCAAAGACTTTGCCAGCGACATAGAGTTGGACTTTGCAGCGCATTAGAGTTTCTCCTGATGTGTAGGTAGTATAGCAGAAAAGTCAGCGCCTGACAATGCTGACGGCAACCTCACCTTGCTTGAAGATGATGTCCACCACATTCTGGACTGCCTTCGCAGTGCCCGTAGATGCCTTGTCAAAGACCGGGCAGACCACCAGACCATAGGATTTAGTGTAGGACGACAGGTCGCCTGCCTGAATGGCGCCAGAGCGGATTCCAGCGGCGTCTTGGGGGTGCAGACGCAGCGTCCGACCAACGGTCTGACCGATGCCCACAACGTCCATAGAGCGCAAGAACACGACCGCTTCCAGAGCAGAAATGTTGATGCCTTCTGCCAGAATGCTGTGATGCAGGACCACAAACTTTTTGTCAGGGTCTTTGCCCCAAGCATTCAGAGTGTCAAAAAACACCTCACGATTGACCTTCTGCCCATCAATAAATGCACCGTGCTTGGCAGTAATGTGCAGCACAGAGTAACCTTGCTCGGCAATCTGGTCTGCAAAGTCAGATTCAGACAGCAGAGCAATGATGTGGCGAGTTGCCTTTGCACACACCAGAATCTTATCGACAGGATTGTCCTGAATGATTTGCATCAGATACTCACAGTCCCGTTGAGCAATATCCTCACCCTTGACGGACAGACGCATTGGAGCAGTAATCACTTTGGGAGGAATGATATAGCCACCCTGTACCAATTCAGGAGCAGGAACTTTGGCGATGATATTACCGTAGACAGCAACATCATTCATACCAGGTTTGGCAACGGTGGCAGAATACTTGGGAGTTGCAGTAAAGAAGTAGCAACGCTTTGCTTCAGCAGCAAAATGCTCTACAGCAGGAAAGAAGTGACGTTGAACGCTATTGTGTGCCTCATCAAAGTAAATCGTATCCACCTCAATATCTGCCTTTGCAAGTTGCTGCAGAGAATTGTAAGTGGTGAAAATCAGTTTGTGACCTTGAGTTTGCTCATACCAAGTGCGAATCGCATTGGGACGAGTGCTGCTGAAGTGATGAGTCTCACCACTGTGAATGTGCATCACAGAAGCATTAGTGATAAACTCAAGGTATTCAGCAGACAACTGCTCTGCCAGGAGGATGCGCGGCGCCGTCACTACAATAGTCTTGGGGGTGCTAGACTGAAACACACGAATAGCATCAAAAATGCCCACGTTGGTCTTACCACCACCGGTAGGAAACACACAGATACCTTTGAGATGCTGTGCCAGAGCATCCAGAGCAACTTGTTGGTGAGGGCGAAGTTGGTACATCATCTCTCAATTCAATACACATATTATAGCAGCAAAAAAGGGGTCTTGCGACCCCCCTGTGCCAGTTTGTCAAGTGTCTTAAGTATCAAGACTTATGGAATTGTAGCGATACCACACCAACCAATTCCATTATAAACTTCTAATCTCTTGTTAGTTGTATTATAAATCAAACCACCTTCTACAATTGATAATGAATTTCTCTGCGTTGTTGTGACTTTAGGTGGAATCATAAATTGGAATATACTTCCAAGAGTTGGAACATTATACCCAGCAGCACTAAAATCAGCAAAAGAACTTGGAGTCGTTGTTCCAACTCCAACACCCTGAAAATAACCAACACCACGAGCAGCATCAACACTTACATCGTATGCAAGACTTGGTGCATAAGTGAATACATTTGTTCCAACTCCAATGCCACCAAGTGAATTGACTATGAATGCAGTAGTGCCGGCATTAACTATAAGAGGATAAGTTGAAGATGCAGATGTTTGAATGCCAATGTTTCCAGTAGTAGTAATCGTTGTAAATCCTACTGAAGAATTTACTTGAATACGATTAAATGTTGAAATGCCTGTTGTTGCATTTACGTTGTTATTTAAAGATCCCGTAAGAGACAGTGTAGTTGTAATAAGATTATTTGCTGTTAAAACTCCACCAACAGTTAAGTTTCCGGAAACTCCAAGATTTCCACCAACAAAAGAATTTCCAGTTACTGTTGACGTTCCAACTACGTGTAGAGTGTTAGATGGAATGGTAATTCCAATTCCAAGAGAACCTCCATAAGTCAAAGTCATTAATGGAGTATTAGCATTTTGCCCATAAATCCAATTAAATGCACCAGTTCCGACACCAGAAGAACCTAGATTCAAGTAATTATTTACATTTCCAAGAGCATAATTGATAATATCTAAAGAAGACTGTGTGCTATATCCTTGACTTACGTTAGTATTTCCAAATCTTAATACCCCATTGGAAGTTTGTAGTGAATTGCTTCTTCCAATAGAAATAAGTGCGGATTGAGTATCACTTGTAACTAGAATTGATGCAGCAGTTGCATTTCTAATTTGCAAATCACCAATTGGATTAGTTGTTCCAATTCCAATACTTGTTTGGGCAACTAGATTTGTGGTTGTTGTAAGTCCTGATACACCAAGAGTAGTGGCAGTTATGATTCCACTTGCATTTAAATTGGCAGCCGTTATATTTCCAACAGTAATACTTGGGGTCCCTGTTAGTGATTGTGCCGTGCTTGCAGTTCCAGTTACATTCCCAACAAATCCGCCAGCGGCAGTTACGATCCCAGAAACGCTGATGCTTTGAGGTAATCTAGGATTGGATAAAGTGCCCGAAGAAATATTTGAAGCATTGATTCCAGAAATATCTGTTCCAAATCCGGCAAAACTGTACGCTGTTACGATTCCAGAAACACTAATGCTTTGAGGTAATCTAGGGTTGGATAAAGTGCCTGAAGAAATATTTGAAGCATTAATTTGAGTGATGTTTGACCCAATTCCATCAAAACTTGCAGCAGTTACAACTCCAGAAACATTGATGTTTTGGGGTAATCTAGGATTGGATAAAGTTCCTGAAGAAATGTTAGAGGCATTAATCTGAGTAATATCTGACCCAATTCCAGCAAAACTTGCAGCAGTTATGATTCCTGTATATGTTGCATTTCCATTATTATTGATCGTGACTGCAACACCAACCTGTAAAGTTCCTGTTGGATTGGTTGTCGCCACACCAACACTTGATGTTGTAGAAATAGTGCCTGCAGAAACATACCAACCATCAACAGCAATTGCATAAATGTTTGTTAGTCCCGCAGCATCTCCATAAAAAGTTGTTGCAGTTACGACTCCAGAAGCATTTATATTTGACGCAGTTAAAAATCCAACGGTGCTAACACCAGTAACATTCAAGTCACCAATTTTTGCACTCGTTGCAGTAACTAGTCCAATAACTCTAGTATCACCATAAACATTTAAAAGATAAGATTCTGGAATTGTTGTTCCAATTCCAACCAAGCCATTCGCATTTACAACGAAATTATCTTCGTCAACTTGGACTCCATTTCTAAAATTAAATGACTTCTTATAATTTGCCATTTTAGATTTTTAACTATTTATGGTTGGCTAGTAATATAATAAAGTTTTGGAATATAAGTATCAATGACAGATTGAATTTCAAAAACTTCACCTTTTTTAATTCTTAAATACTTACCAAAATTAAGGTTGGTGAAATTTTCTTGAGTAGGACTTTTATAGGTGATTGTGTTTAATTCTGATTTATATATTGGATTTGCAAGATAAAGATCTTTGTTTTTATCAACTACTTCTATCGTTTCTCCTGCTGATATTTTTATTTGCTCACCATTTAAAGTTTTTGCAGAACTTGGACACTCCCACTCCACTCCTTCAGATTCATTTGTGGTAAACAAACTATTAAAATGTAATGAATAGCACCATTTTGAATTATCTTCTAAGGCAGTTATTAAAACTGCCTTTTGTGGTCTTCTATTAAAAGAGTCTCCAGCATAAACAGTATCGATTACATCCGTTCCTATTTCTTGAAATGTAAAGCTTCCTTCGGTTGCAAAAGTGCATCCATAATCTTCTATTTGATTATCTTCTCCCAATTCAAGACTAGTTTTTGATAAGTCGCAGGTGATGAATATTTCACCTTTATTCATAGTCCAATAACTTAACAGCAGTTTATTTTTACTATCTCTAAAATTTTTAAATTCTACTGGTTGCATTACCCAACACCTCCTAATCTAGATCCAGTTACCAACCAAGTTGCAAAACCACTATTAACTATATAGTTGCCTGCCGTCCCTCCGCCACCAGAAGAACTTCCACCATTTTGCCCTAGATTTCCTCCACTTGCACCAGCAGATCCTGAGGCGCTTGCAGCCCCATTTTGAGAATATCCACCGCCGCCGCCGCCACCGCCGGCAGTTAAATTTCCTGCAGTACCACTATTTGCACCAGATCCACCAGATCCGGCAACAGATCCGGCGCCGCCACCACCTCCACCACCATCGGCGCAGGCAGTATCACACCTTTGCTCACAACAACCAACTTGCCGACATTGAGTAAAGCAACCACCGCTTCCTGCGCCGCCGCCACCTCCGCCGCCACCGATGGTTCCATTATTTGTAATGAAAGTTGTGAGATTTAAAGTTAAAGCTGGACCGCCATTGCTGCCCCCTCCACCATTTGCATTTCCACCATTTCCGCCAGCACCCACAATGTAATTATTATTTGTTAGATAGAGTGAAGATCCTGCAGGAAAACTGCCGGTATTGAAGGCAGTTGTTGAAGTGTTTGATGCACTTATTGTTCCGTTTACAGTTAAGTAATATTTAACTGGCAGATTATTGGTAATAATCGTTGCAATTGATTTATATCCACCCGTAACAGATGCATTTGAAAGGTCATTATAGGCATTGTAATCTGTAGCCGCACCTATAGTTCTTGTAGCATTAATTATTTTACTATAAAAATCTGAAAACTTTATCTGACCGCTGTTTGGAATACCAGCGTCTAAACCATAATATCTTGATATTGACCTTGTACCGGCAATACCAAATTCATTTGTTATATCGGTAAAACTAATTGCACCAGATGATGGAGTGGGCATTTTACTTATTGATTGTTTGTTTTAGTTCATCAATTTCAGTTTTTAAATCTTTAATTGCTTCAATTAAAAGTGGGACAAGTTTTTCATAACGAACGGCGAGGTATCCATTCTCTCTTGTTGTTACTGCCTCCGGTAAAACTTCAAGAATTTCTTGTGCAACAACACCAACATCATTACCCTCTTTGTTTGATTTTTCATTCCAATCAAATGTATTACCACTGATTGAAATGACCTTATTCAAAGCATCTGGGATTGGAGTGATATTATCTTTTAACCTTTGGTCCGAAGTATAGAATGCCGTGATATCTTGAGTGACTCTTAATTCACCATTAACAGTTGTAATATCGGTGATTGCATCTCCAAGAGTTGTGTTTCCATTAACGTTTAATGTTCCAGCAACTGTTACATTTGCTCCCGAAAGACTGATAGCGGTTGATCCATCAGATGCTTGAATATCATTACCATTGACTCTAATATCGCCAGCAAATGTGGTCAGGGTATTTGATGTCAGAGTAATATTAGTATTACCATTTGATGCCTGAATATCATTACCATTAATACGAATATCGCCAGCAAATGTAGTCAGAGTGTTAGATGTTAATGTAATATTAGTATTTCCATCAGATGCTTGAATATCATTACCATTAATTCTCAGGTCATTTGTAACAATTAAATCATTGGCAGTGGTTACATTTGTTCCAGATAGACTGAGTGCAACAGATCCGGTGGAAGATTGAATATCATTACCATTAATTCTCAGGTCATTTGTGACAATGAGATTATTGGCAGTTGTTACATCTGTACCTGACAAACTAAGTGCTACAGAACCTGCTGAAGACTGAATATCATTACCATTAATACGAATATCGCCAGCAAATGTTGTAAGTGTATTAGATGCTAATGTAATGTTTGTGTTACCATCAGATGCTTGAATATCGTTGCCATTGACGCGCAAATCGCTGCTTACTATTACAATTCCTGACCCATTTGGAGTAAGTGTAATGTTGCCGTTGGTATTTGTAGAACTTAATACATTTCCGTCCAGTCTCAAATTATCAACATCAAGAGATGTATTTAAAGTTACGCTACCAGTGAAAACAGAATTTCCACCAACATAAAGATTTTCTCCAATTCCAACTCCACCTTTGACAGTCAGAGCACCTTTTCCAACAGAATCGGAAGATGTTGTATTTGTAATTCTGACTTGTCCACTAAATGTAACAGCATCTTTTGCTCTGATTTGTTTGTTGAATGTTACAGGACCGTCAAATTGAGAAAGAACCGTACCAGAATCACCACCCTCTACAAGAAGTCTTTCTTTAACAGTGACTTCATCATAAACAACACTGGATTTGGAAGGATCTTGTCCAGTTACTGTAGGAGTTGGAATATCATATGAAGTAACCTCACCTGAAGTTGAAGATGTTTTGGTGTTTCCACTGAAGAAATCACCATTGTTATTCATACCAGTATAAACAACAATGCCCCCAGATCTTTCTTGTGATTGAACTAAGAAATCTTCTCTTTCAGTAAGAGACTTGATTTGAACTTGAGGAAGACCAGTGGAATAGTTTCCGGGACCGTAACCAAGATATTCAAATGTATGTCCAGAAGCACGAAGAATTGATGGTCTACGGAATTCAACTGGAATTGGGTCAATCTTACGAATTAGTGATCCTGCATCGTGAGTTTCTTTTCTTGTTCCAAGAGCACCACGAATGACTGTAAATTGAGAATTATTACTTGAAGAAGTAATTCTCATTATTTCACTATCAATTTGGATGTAAGATCCCATTGAGAATCTTGCACCAGTTCCAATACCCGAAGTAATAGAAGAAATTTGAAGAGTTGTTGCAGCAGAATCATCTGTAATTGCTGCAGTGAGTCTTACAATTTCATTTCCATAAAAAGAAGTTTGACGAATACCAAAGTTTTCTTCTCTAATATCAGAAATCGCATCATTAGCAGACAGACCGTGCTTCAATACATGACCATTTGCAACACTCAATGATTGATTTGTAATCGCAGTAAATGTAGTTACGCCTACTCTTTCCTTAACTAGATAGTCTCCAGCATTATTATTAGAAGAATCGATGACTCTAAACTTGTTTCCTGCCAACAATCCATGTGGAGTTGCTGTCGTGAATGTTGCAATTCCAGTTGTTGAACTATAACTTGTAGATGTAATTCTAGCAGATGGTCCTACAATGAAGACATACTCACCAACAACTGGTGTTGGATCTCCAGCAGTTTTAGCAATAGAGATTTGAGATGCAGAATTAACTGCACTGATACGATGATAAGAATCAGATGTGGTGCCAATACCAGTAATCTGAACTACATCACCAATGCTTGTAGAAATACCGGCGGTTGATAATGTATATCTCGCGTTACCATTACCAGCACCAATTCTGGTGTTGTCAAAATAGAGTGCTTCTCCGTTTGTATATCCAGATCCAGCGGAAATAATATCAACGGAAGTAACAGCACCACCAGTTACAACTACTTTTGCGGTGGCACCTTTCCAAGTTCCAACAGAGGGACTTGGGTCTGTGTTTAGGAGTTTTACATCATAATAGGTGCCATTATTGTATGATGCTCCAGCAGTAATCGCACCAATAGCAATACCACCGAGACCATGATTTCTTCCAAAGGTAAGAGTAGCACTTGTTGAAGATGAAGTAAGCGAAGTAATTGATTGACCAATTCCTAGAGATGTTGCGAATTTATCAATCGTTTCGCGGGTAATACTCTTCTTTAAGTCGCTTGTATTTGTGTCGCCAATTGGTGAGCGAAGTGCAAATGTTTTTGCTGCTGGAGGATTGGAATTGACATTATCTCTATCCAATTGGGGATAAAGATCCACAGGACTTTGCGAATACTTTAGGTTTATAAACTCTTCAGGAATTCCGTTACTTGCATTTAAAACATACAAGTGGTAGATTCCATCTTGCTGCCCCTCAACATAAGAAGAAATTACTTCATTTCGATAGACATAAAGATTTTGTCGAATATCATTTCTTTCGAAACGAGGAAGATCTCTAATTTGGTCATCGGTAACTCTTAAATCAATATTATTTGTGCTGGAAGCACCTGGAGTATGAACTCTTCCAGTCAAATCTGTGGTAGAGTATGTAAACGACATATCATTTACAACAGAAGCAACACGGAATCTTCCGTTGTATCCACGATTATATGTGCCAGTTAAGTTACTGCTGTCGGTTACATTCTTAACAATGACAATATCATCAACATTTAAGTCATGTGGAAGTTCAGATAAGACTGTAACCGTACCAGAACTTACTGTGCAAGTTGTAATGAATCTTTGATTCTTATTGTAATTGTAATCGGTGCTTGCAATACTAGTTCTTGTAAAATCATTAGGTCTTGCACCAGTTGTGCTTGAGTCCTGAATAATAAATCCGTTTTCTGGATCCTTAGCACCAGAAAGTTCTTTTGGAATAACTGCTCTTATCTTATAAACTTTCTCATCCAAACTTCTTTCATCAATGATTCTCTTCACATAAGTGAGATCGGTGGTCTCACTTAATCCAGCAACACCAAGCGTATTAATTTGATTGTAAATTTGGTTACCGCTATTTACGGTAATAAACCAGTTACCTGCACTTGAGTCATATTGAATTGGCGATCCAATATCACCTGCAATTTTATCAGAAACTCTACTATAAACCTTCAGTTGAGTGCCACCATAAAGAGTCAGAGCTTCATTATTCAGAGCATTTGTAAATGATGTTGCAAGTTTAATTTGAGTAGAGCTAACTCGAATTGTATAGTAATCGATATGTGGGGTTACATTTTCTGGCAAATCTCCTGTTTCACTATTGATGATAATCTTTTCACCCGTTTGAATGGCATGAGTTCCAAGAGTTAGAATTGAAGAAGATACATTTGTTACTGAATATGCGTGGAAGGAACTTGTGATTCCATCCTCCATATAAATGTCTGCAGAATATTCTGTAGCCCCAATTGCAAGGTATAATTTATCACGAACTCTTGCACCAATTCGGTATCCTTGAGTAACACTCACAGGAATACTATCTGATGCATTTAATCCATAAAGATAAAGATGAGTTGATACGCCAACAGAAGTTGTAAGACCAACATCAATTGACAACCATTCAATATCTTCTTCTACTAAACTAATATCTCTTGGAGTAATGATAGAAGTGATGAAAGCATTATCATCTTTTGAAAATGCCTCTGCTTTGAATCCATCAGAGTTTAATGAAATTTGACCGAAGTTTGAGTTAGAGTTAGTAATCGATGCATCACCACCGGACTCTAAATCAAAATGCTTATTGAAACCAATTGCAAAAACAGAAACAACTTGAATAAAAGAATCGTTTGTTACTTTGATATGACTCGTTTCCCACCCATGACGATAGATGGCATTTGGATCTAAGTGGTAGACTTTTGTTGTATCTGTTTGAGAAGCGCCAGTAGGTAAGTCTCCACCATAAACGGTGTTATAAATGACACCATTATAAGTTCTAGTTTCCTTATCATACTTTACAAAAGCTCTATCATCTTTTTGGAGTGACACAGCAGTAAACTGTGCAACAACCATTGAACGGAATCCTGATGCTTTGCTGCCATCAGCGTGCATTCCATTCATACCCCAAACTGATCTTAATGAGCAGTTAAAGATATATGGCGAAGCACCAGATACTGTATCAGTTTCTACCGTAACTGTAGCACCCGATGCACTTGGACTAGCAGGTAATGTGATTGGGAATGTTTGAAGTAGATACGTAAATTGTGTATCACTAATGACTGCTTGTACAGTTGAAGCAATGTTATATTCTGGTGCAGAAACTCCTCTGATTTTAATTGGAGTGCCTATGTTTAAATTGTGCGCTTCTGTTGTAGTTACAGTAACTTGTGTGCTTGCTGTCGTTCCGTTACCAGAAATAATTGTTGCAATTTCAATAGGATCTGAAGCAAAGGCACCAACAATTTGCCATTCTGGATTTCTCTTTGCAAAATCTTCAGTGCTGGCAGGAAACTTTGCAGTCGTTGGAATTGGGCGATATGAATTAAAAGCATTCGATAACTTACTATAATACATATCAAGGTCTGTTAGACCATATGTGCCAACCTCATTGACACCATCAGCATATTCAAAACAGGTCAGTTTATGGTGAGAGAATCTTGGTGCTGACTGATAGTTACTTGAAAAGAAAGATGGGTGAGTATAAACAAGACTAGAATCATCTGCGTCAAAAAATGAAAACTGCCAGAAATAACAAGCTCCTGTTACTCTAAAGATTGCAGATTTAGAAACCAAAGGATCCGTTGGGTTTGGAACATACTTTGGTCTAACTTTTGTTTTTCTTAAGTCAAGACCTACAATAGAAGTTCCTCTAGGAACTACAACACCGCCAGTAACGCTGTTAAATTTGTAAAGAATATTATCTTCTTGCGTTAAATCGAAGTTGGAATCTAATTCTAGGGATAAAACTGCTTGTGCAGGAGATCCAATTCCTCCAGTTGGCGGCACAGCATATGCAGTTCCACTATTATCATAAATTGCAAAACCTGGTCTGTTATCAATTAAATGCTCACCTGGCCAAACTAAAATTGTTGTTTTTTCTACTAAATCATTATCATTTCCATTCACAAAAGAAAATCTTGCTGCTTCCAATAACGCTCTTTGAATCGTCTTAAATGGCTGAGCAAGAGAGTTGCCAGTATTTGTAATTGAATCTGTAGCGTCTAAATCATTTGGATTTACATATAATGTACGCCCTTCAATGTTTTTGATAAAGTTGTCTAATTTATTTAATCCCAAGGTTCCACACCATTAAATTCTTCTGTGTTTTATTTATATTTGCTCATCCAATACTTGTGTAGAAATCCCAAAATATAATCATCGCCAGGACGCTCTTTACTTAACTTATTTTCTATACCGTTATTCCACCATTTTTTTCCAAAAGATGGATTATTTTCTCCCGATAGTCCTTTACTCATATTGTGTCTGTGTTCTTTCGTAAATATTTTTTTCTTTGCTGCCTCACTTAATTTTCGTTTATGTTCATCTGTAAATTTCTTACCTTTATGACTATCACTTAACTTCTTTTTAGTTTCATCACTTAAACGGCGACCAGCACATCCTTCTCCACCGTCAGTCATATTTCTCAAAATACCTGTTCCCAAATCTTTTCGACCAAGGACAGCAATCATATAAATCTCGTGCTTTCTTGCTTCTTCATCGGTAAGATTTTTCTTTAAATAAATTATTCTTTCTTTTTCTTTAGGAACAGCAATTCTATGTAAATTATTAGTAATTCTTCCTGCCTTACCCTTACCAATATAATAAGGTGTGCCGTCTTCACGCAAATAAGCGTAAGTGTAGTATTCCATCTGCTTTTTGTTTGTGGTAATAATATTTATACAAGAAAAGGAGCATTTCTGCTCCCATTCTTTACTTTTGAATAACCACAAACAAAAGCATTATTATTTATGAAGTCAAATCTTCCCCACCATATTCAAATTCAAGGTCGTCTGGAAGGTCTTCAGGGTTTTCTAACTCAACTGGAAAGAAGCAAGGATGCACCTCTTCATCGATAAGATAGAAAGAACTTCTATATAAGTCTTCTGGTTCAAATGTACGATTCTTATCTGCTGCTCTACAAAGATCTTGATCGTATAAATGTCCGTCTGGGAGTTCGTCAAACGTGAAAGGAATGTGATTAATAAAATACATCTTCACGATCATACTGCCATCGTTATACCAGCAGTATGCAGTGTCGATACGATAAGACATAGGAAAAATTCCCATATCTTATATTTATTTTTTATTCTTACCCCTGTAGGTGTCTGTTTGAGCGTGACAGTTGGGGCACAGGATGCGAAGGTTTTCTAAACGATTATCGTGATGGTTGCCGTTTATGTGGTCAAGTTCAATAGGTGCTGGTTTTCCATTCCACTCCGTTATACCACAGCACTCGCACTTATGTTGTTTGAGACCTTCTGCTATTAATCGTTTTTTAAATTTATGCGATTGGTGATATGAATTTTCAGTCAAATAATATTCAATAGGTTTTTTAGTGTAATCGTGTGTTTTTCCTCTTAAGTGTGCTTGCCCAGTAAAATGAGAATCATCAAGATTTAGAGTTTTTATTCTTTTTTGAGCAACTTCATAGTTTCCACCTGCTTGTTTTAAATTAAGTTTGGATAAAACTTGTCTAATACTCGTGGAAGTTTTGACTGCCTCTATAAATTGCTCATCAGTATATTTACGATTAGACATAACTTAAACGGAAAACTCATTATTATTTATATTGCTATGTCTTTTAAGTAGCGGTGGCGAGATTCGAACTCGCACTGTATTGATTTTAAGTCAACTGCCTGCTGCCGATTGGGCTACACCGCCAATAAGACCATTATAACTCAAAGAGTTGTAGTGGTCAAGTGCTCGTTGAGAGAATCGAACTCTTCCTACGGCGCTTTATGAGAACGCTGCCTTCACCAGATGGCTAAACGAGCATTCGCTATTCGCAAATAAAGAATAGCAATACGAGTGCCTGGATTCGAACCAGGTCAAAGCCGCTAATCTGGCGGAAAGAGTTTATAAGACTCCTCTGACTACCAAGTCTCACTCGCTTCTGCGTTTATGATGCCTCGTTATTATACTCAGTGTGTATTCGTATGAGGTCATCATCGGCAGGTATCATAACTGCTGCTCTACCATTCTCGTCTACTATACCTAAACTCTCTCCGTTTTCCACTCTTTCAATTAGTTCGTCAAAACGTTCTTGAAACTCTGCCACTGTGAAAACTTCCATTCGGTTTTTTCGATATTTATACTATAGCATCACTGCCCATAAATGGCAAGATCAGCATACTCAATCTGCTCAGGGTCAAGTTGAGCGGTGACAACTTCCAACACATTCATAAACTCTTCTACAGTATCACACTCAACCAAACGCTCGCTGCCCTGGTCGCTGAGGAGAAGGAAGGTGCGGGTGCATACATCAATCACAATGCCCTGGACGGTTTCTTGTGCAGTGCTCATGGGGTGGTTTCGTCGATTACCCCCATATTATAGGGCAGCTGGGGGCGGGTGTCAAGGGGTTTGGTCGGTCGATCCTTCAATTATATTCATAGGGTTATCCATAGGTCTTATCTGTGCTGGCACAACTCCTTGTTGAAGGGCTGAAATATAAAGTTGTTGATTTTGTTGGTTTGCCCTTACAACTTCATTTCTAAAACTTTCTACTGCTCCTCCAGTTTGATTTGATTTTTGTGCGATTTCTACTGCCATAAAAGGCATCCAAGCAACAGCACAACCCCACTCATCCACTGGTTCTCCGGTGTTAGGATTTGTCCCTCTCATTTGAGTATACCAAGAACACTTAAGTCCGATACAATCTTTTTTAATCAGTGGGCAAAAGTTGCCTGGTTTGATTTTCATTTTATTATCAATAAGTAGGTTTTATTGGCCAATTTGAGTCGGTTGGATTTACAACAAGTTGTTTGGGGTCCGTAATACTTTCTGGTAAATCTCTCAATAATTGACGGTAATTTTTCCAAGAAATTTTTTGTTCTTCAGTAAATGAAACATCAGACATTTGAGTCCAATCGCAATCAGACAATCTTTGATTTCTCAAAACTCTCAACTCTTCCCAATAGTCTCTTGCTGCTTCAATTGCATCAAGTTCATCTTGAAGAATTTTCTTTTCATTATTAAAATCTGCAACTGCCTGTTCAAAAATTCCAAGATTTTCTATTCTTTCATTTGGTGTTTCATCATTATACTCTACTTCACCCCAAGTATCATACCATTGAAGAGCATGAACATTTGATGGAATCCAGTTTAAATCTTGTTGAATATCGAGTAGTCCATTATTATCAATCGCAATATATTTGTCTCCAGGAATAATCGTGAGTCTCATTATTCTCCTTCAGGTAATTTTTTAATGTAATATTGATTCACAATGACAAAATATTCAGTAATTAAATTAACTAAGTATATAGTATCAATTTCTAGAAGCAATAATTAAATCTACATATTGAACTGCAAAGTCCATTGATGCCCCAGAGAATGATGCAGATCCACTCCATGATGGGTTTGTAAATGTGTGACTGTGAGCATTCATTGAAACGGAACCAGACCAGGATGGATTAGTAAATCCGTGACCATGAGCGCCACTTCCGCCAGTAGCAGCAGTAGATGGAGTAACAAGAACTTGAGTACCACCCCCAGCAAATCCTTGACTTCCACCACCTCCATTATCAATAAGAAAAGTTCCTGTAGTAGTACCATGACTATGTGATGGCATCTCCGCAGTAGACAGAGTAGTATTGCTTACACCTCCACCAGAGTTAGATCCAGAAACAGAACCAGTAACAGTTGTGTTTGCAATACTTCCTCCACTATTAGAACCAGAAACACTCACAGACCCTGATGGAGTTCTTGATGCGAACACTGAAGTAAATGCTGTACTTCCACCAGAACCAGCAGCACCACTCACCACTCTCAATGTTTTATCATTATGTGTTGTTTGTTTTGTCCATCCAGTCGGTGCTGCTGTTTGTTGAAACAACATTAATGTTCCTGATGGAAATGTTTGTGTAGAATATGTAGTAGAATCAACTGATCCGTCTGCTTTTAAAAATTGACTTGAAGTTCCTCCAGATTTAACAAAAGAACCTGCGGTAAGTGCATTTGTGCTGGGATTATAAGTTAGATCTGCATCAACTTTAACAAGATTATTTCCAGAAGTAGCATCAACAAAAGTTAAGTATCTCGAAGCATTTGTTGAATCTAAATTAATTCCAATAGAAGTTGCAGATCCAACGTTTGCGGCTGATGCATTAATCCAAGCAGTCTTTGTTCCATCAGAAGATAAAATTTGTCCAGATGATCCAAAAGTATTACTACCATCAAAATATTTTCCAATAATTCGAATATCTTGAAATGTAGAAATACCACTTGAAGTTATATTTCCAGTCACATTGCCAAGTATATCGCCGGTAATATCGCCAGTTAAATTACCAATTACATTGCCGGTAATATCGCCAGTTAAATTACCAATTACATTGCCAGTTAGATCTCCTGATATACCCGCATATGCATTAATTTTTTCATTGAAAAAAGTTTCTTGCCCGAAATATTGACTGTTGCTCATGATATTGCATCAACGACCGTGTTAATTACGTTGCCAACAATTCCACTTACCGCATTATCAATAAAGTCAATACCAACAAAACTTCCAGAGAAAACTTTTTTTGTAAAATCAATTCCAAGTAAAGAAGGAATGTTTCCACTAGTTCCTTTTATGTCTACTCGTTGACCATCAATCATGATGCGACCAGCACCACTCTTCATTGTGATATTTCTTCCTGCTTTGAAATGAATATCTTCTTCTGCTTCAATCATAATATTGGTCGCATACAAACGAACCATTCCGTTTGCTGATATGGAAACATTTCCATTGTTACCAATGATTACAACGTCTTCTCTTCCTTCAGGATTTTTAGAACCGCCAGAAATTTGAATGGTTTGGTCATTGTAAATTGAAAATAACCCACCACTACTTAAACTAATTGAAGATTGGTTATCTCCACTATCAGTGACACCATAAATTTTATACACATCCGTACCACTCAACCCCATCTGAGGGTTTGCAGTATCAATCCTGAAGTTTGGATTAAAACTAATAAGTTGTCTTTTAAAAATGTTTTTATCTCTTTCTGCCATTTTATATCGGGCAATCTATGGATGTTTGCACCTCTTGTGCAAAAAGATTTGCTGAATTGGGAGAATTAGGATCTGCATCCGGAGAAGCAGGAATAGGTCCAGTCTCTTTGAGTGCTCCTATGACGGGGCGTAAAATTGCTCCAAATCCAGTATCTGATTCTATGTTAAGTCTAGGTAGACTATCGACGATATTATTTAGAGGAATGACTTGAGAGATACGACCATCAACAATCTGAGAGTTGTATTCATTTCCAAGATTGTCAGTGACAACTGCATCTTCATATCCACCTCCACCATCTTCAACCAATACTCGCAAGACAGAAAACTCTGCAAGGTTACCAACAGAATAATTTTCACCCTCAGAAACCATATAAATGGATTCAACTTGACCACTATCATTAATAAGTGCTCTTGCTACTGCACCATATCCTTGATCTGCATCATCAATAATTTCAACAAATGGCGAATAAGCATAACCAGATCCAGGATTCGTCAATTGAACTCCAATGATACTTGCAGTTGTATTCCCATCCGGATTTGTTACAAGATTTCCAAAGATAGGAATTGCAGATGCTCCAGATCCACGCCCACCAAAAATGTTGATAACTGGCGGGCTTGCAAATTGTAGAGCACCTGTAAAGCATTCTGTTACGGAATTAATGTCTACACCAGAACTAATGATATTTGTAATATCTCTAATGTTTCCATAAGTATTAACCAGAGAAGATGCAGTTGATGAAACCGAACCGGAAGGTCCTCCACCAACCGTCCACTCATTTACAAGTCCTTTGTAATTATCTAAACTTTGATTGCAGGCAAATCCAGCACCAAATTCAGACAACAACCCAATCGCTTCTCTCAAAATGTTTCCCAAATTGAAATTAGAGAAGAATTGAAGAAGTTTCTCAACTGCCGACAAGGGACCATCAAATAAAGTTTCAAGCACACCAATGATTGAATTTAACAATGTGCCAGCAAATTGATCTGCAGCACAACTTACAAAGCGGTCTACATTATTGACGGTGGAGTTTAGAATATCGAATACTAAACTCTTCATACTTTCAATTGCAGCACCAGCAATACATCCAAATGCTTCTTCAAGTGCCTTAACTGGCAAAACCATTGTTTCTTGTGCAGCGACACCGGCAAGATGTGCTGCAACTGGATTACCAGTGGCTGCAAGAACTTGAGAAAAAACTAGTTTGTAAAGCAAATCCAATCCTTGTTTTAAAAGACCTATTAGACCAGGAAAATCTTCATTTCCATAAATTAAAAAATTAAAAAGTCCACCAATCAAATCATTGCATAAAGTAACAATTTTATTTGCTGCTTCACGAATTGTTTGCGCTATTTTTTCTACGTTTCCTTGAAGATTTTTTAATTTACGAAGAAGATTTTTGACAATTGATTTGATTTTATCAACTCTTGTATTCTTAACAGTATTTGCTAATGGAATTTGGTTTCCAATTGCAAAGTTTTCAGAAAATACTTGATATCCAACTCTCTGTGCTATTTCTGCTGCTTGCTCTTCAGTGACGCTTGCAGGCGATGGATTGGAATTTTCTTTTACTTCATTTGATTGAATTGGAGTAACTTTTGCCTTTTCAACTTTACTAGAATATCCAGTAAAAGGAACAAATGGCGACTGATAAGTTTTTGAGGGAACAGAAAAACTTCTGCCAAATGTTGCCAGAATTACAGGAATTTGAGCATTATCGCCATCCAAAAAGAATCCAAGAACAGTATCGCCTGGTTGAAGTTGCACACCAGTCGCTACATTTGCAGCACCACTTCCTGCTGTAGTTGGAATTAAACATTGTGCCCAAGGAAGGTCTTCATTAGGAAGTTCTGCTTCACTATAAGGATGATAACCAATAATTCTTACTTTAAATCTATTTCCCCATCCCTTACCATCTACTTGACCATTCATATCCTCGATAGGAGGAATCTGTCCAATCCACCATCGAAAACCGTCTCTACCGATAAAATTACTTTTAAGAAGTGATTCGTCTATCATTTATTATGCCTTCTTGTTAATTCCAAAAGTGTCTCTGATTAATTTCATAGAAGTATATGAACGATTCGCATCAAAGTGATGACACAATTCCTTAATCATATATAGACCACTCGTTTCAGTGTCATATTCCTTCGCGTCCGATTGTGTAATCTTTGGAAAACGACATTCAACTACGTCTCCAGCTCTTAAGTTTGTATTGGATGGTACAATAATACTCAAAGTTTGAGTAAACAGAATATTATATCTCATTAAAGATTGAGATTGATATAAAGTTTGGTCAGAGTTAATTTTTGAAGAAACTTCCAAACTAGTTGCAGGATTCAATGTCCCCACATCATAAACTGCAGTAATAATTCTAGTTGGTACATCTCCCAGTGTTAAATCAGAACCATCAGATAGTGGTGGTAGTTTAATTTGACTGCCAAGATTATTTGACTTTCCAGCATAATCTTCAAGTTTAAACTTTCCTTCTTCTGGTTTAGAGAATGAAAAATCTAGTGGATTGAAAAACATTCGATGACTTGCATAAGTGCCAAGTTTAAGTTTTTCAATTAGATTTTGATTTTTCTCGATGTAATAATTTAAAATTCTAAAATCATTATTAACCTTGTCGTCATTTTCATCATATGCCTGATTGACCTGATTATAAGTATAAACAACACGGGTATCGTTTATATCTGTTCTGGGTGGTTGTGTAATCAATCCATCAACAGATCTAAATTGAAATCCATCCTGTGTTTGATAGAATAAAAATCCAGCAGTTGCACTTCCAGAAGATTGAGGAACTGCCTTTGATGCTAACCAGACTAAAAGAGTAAAGGGTTTCCTCAAATTCCCTATAAATCCATATTTGTTTGAGGATTTATCAATTGCACCTATTTTTTCGGTTTTAAGATAATTTGTTAAGATATTTTCTACAGAATCACTAATTGCACTATCAACCTTAAACTTTTTACCAACTCGTACAGTTTCATTTGTGATTGCTTCTCTAGAAACCAAGTGAAGTGTAAAACTTTCTTGATTGGTTTCCGAAATTACATCAGTGATACTTGAAACATATAAGTAATCTGCAACTCTTTTTGTAAAATCTAGTCCGGGATTTGTTGCAGAGTTGCCTGCAATTTTCATCGAAACTCTTTCACCACCTCTTAAAGGAAGACCATTATAAATTGACTGCCTTCCGGTGCCATTCTCTGCAACAATTGTGTTTCCGGTGTTGATGACTTTTATTTTTGCAGTAATAGTTGGAGAGAAAATATCCTCATAATAATCAATCGAAATAGCACCTGTTGAAATGTCAATCGTTCGACTACGGTCGCTCGATTCTAAAATTAACTCTTCATATATGGACTTTTGAATTGACATTATACGTATGCTAAATCTAAAAGAAGTTTATTCTTGATAAAGTTATTTAACAGTTGAAAATCACTGATTGGAGACGGTGACATATCTCCACCACCAGATGCAGGAGTAATGATATTCTGCTGTTGTTGAGGTTCAATAATCATAATGTCTTGACCCTTTCTTTCCGGTGTCAGTGATAATGGCACCATATTTGTTTGCTGTGGTGGTGCAGACATTTGCACTTCAGATGTTGTGTTAAATGGTGCAAATTTACTATATTTGTTTAGTGGGTCAAATTTACCAGTTAAAGTACCACCATTCCATCCAGTTCCAGTTTCCCAGTGCAAATGAGGTCCACTAGTTCTTCCACTCATTCCAACTTTGCCAATTACCTCACCTTTTTTAACTGGACCACTGCGTTTATATCCAGATTGCATATGCCCATATAAATGGTAAATTCCAAGATTATCTCTCATTACTAAAAAGTTTCCCCATCCGTTTTCATAATCAGAATCAACAATAACACCATCAGAAACAGCCCTTAATGAGGTGCCTTGTTTAACTGCTAAATCGGATCCACCATGTGTTCGTGTCCCCCTTAATTCCCCATACCTACTTGTTATAATTGGGGTAATTCCTCTAGATGAAACTGCCTGTGTAGATTGTTGAGAAGTCTGAGCGGGACCTCCTTTTCTTTGCATATCTAGAGCATCTCCCGCTGTTTCAGGTGATATACTAGCTCTATTTCTACCAACACCAGCATATCTAGATTGCCCACGAACTCTACCAGCTTCAGGATATTCTAGACCAACTGAAGCAAATTCTCTTGCCAATTGTTGAATAGCTAATCTTCTATTATTTGATTTTCCATTAATATATGCACCAATTTCTGGTCTCTTTACATCAATCAAATAATCAAACAGTCTGTTTTGAGTTGCAGAATTAAACTTAGCATTTAATGGAATTTTAGTATGTCTAACCGCACCAGCTAAAGTGACGGGAATAAATTGATATTTACCAACTGCAAAAACTCTATTTTCTTTTTGAGCTTGCATAATTTCACCAACTGTCATATCAGTTAGGTTTTTGCCAAAAATAGATTTTGCACCACCTGGAGTATCACCAGCATTTCCCCTATTAACTGAATTAAGTCCACCCTCACCCTTTACAACTAAGGATGCCAATTCGGGATATTTTGTCCCACCCCCTGAAGTCACGGTGCCACCACTGTAAGGTGGTGGTTCTGCATAAGCACCTTCATTAGTTTGCTGTGTGCCCACTTCAGGAATCTTTTCTCCACTATACTTACCTTCTGTGAGTGGAGTTGTTAATAGTCCAAATGCTTCTTCAATTTGACTTGTAAGGTTTTCCATCGTAAAGTTCAAATCACTCATTGCAGTTTTGACACGGTTTGAAGTATCAAAGAAATCAAACTGCAATAGATTTTGACCAAGTGCTCCTAAAATATTTCCAACATTAACAAACAATCTAATGGTGTTATTAAAAAATCCTGAAAGAATTTGACCTGCTTTTTGAATTCTTGCAACAAACTCTTTACCCATTGCAATCCAAGTCGGAAGATTATTCATCAACCACCCAGCAGATAAGTATCCAATAAATCCTAAAATTCGATTAAAAAACCCCCCCACGCCTGCTGATTGAGTAAGTTGTTGAGGACCACCAAGACTAATAGCAACTCTTGGCGCTTCAAGTTCATCCTCAAGCATCATTCTTTTTTCATTTTCTTCTCTTCTTTTTCTAAAAAGATTTGTCTGTGCAAATGATTCTCTTTTAACTTTAGTTCTTTTTAGAATAACCTGACCAATATTTTTTACAGAGCTTCGTGCTTCAGTGACTTTCTTTTGAGAATCACTTGCCGAAGTCGTAACTTTTTTTAAATTTAGAGGAGATGCTACTACCATATCACATCACCACATTATAATTCATTTGTGAATAAAGCACATAAAAATTATCAGTATTGGAAGATGGTATGAATGGCACATCAGTCAATGGTTCTTGTTGTGCTACCATTGTTTGTGTTCTATCTCTACCACCACCTGCCATAATAATATTTGCCTTTGCTTCAGGTAATGTTCCAACAGGAGTAGTTGGTTTTGGTGGTGCCTGCATGTTTGCCGCTGGTTTTTCTTGAATCAATCCTTCGATATTTAATGTTCCGTAAGGAGATGCTGTTTCTTGTGCTAAAGGTTGTGCTGGTGCCTGTAACATATTTGCAGTATCCACACTGAATTTCATTTCAGATGCTGGCGGCATTGCTGGTGTTTGTGGTTGTGATGGAGACACTTTTGCTGCTGTTGGTGTTGGTGTTGGCGCATTATCTTTTTTCTTACCCAAGAATGTTCCTTCAAAAGCACCATACTCTCTTGCAATGTCAACACCTAAAGCAGGAAGTCCGATAATTGGGACAGCAGATGCGTAGGACAACAATCCGCCCGTGATATCTCCTTTTGCAATTCTGTAAGTTCCAACTCCAAGTGCTATAGGAGCAAAAAGTTTAGAAGCAACATTTCCAGCTCCCCTTAAAACTCCTTGAGCACCTTTTCCAATATTTCCAATTCCACCTAAAAACCTTCCCAAAGGTCCGCTTCTACTCAAAACTCTTCCACCACTTGTAGTAATGGGAGTCCTACCACCAGCACCTGTAATTGCTCTTGCTGCCCCTCTACCAAGTCCAAGCAACCCACCAATTGCTGACCCTGCTAATCTAAAAGGTGCTAAAGCAATTCTAGCAACAAGTGCCCCCAATCTCAATGTTAATCCAGTAATCGTTCTCATTAAGAGACCGAATCCTATTTTAACAGCAGCAAAAGCACCTATTGCATATAAAACATTCTTAATAACATTATTCTTAATTTCTTCAAGTTTTTTACTATTTCCTTCAGTCAGTGCTTTTAAGGTTTCAATACCTTGATTTGTAAGCCATCCAAAGAATAATGTTGTCAGAGACCCCATAATACGGTCAAACAAACTTGTAATGGTTTGTTGAAGTTTGAGTATTGGTCTTGCAAGTGCCGCTTGAATTCCTCTTTCAAGAGCACTTTCTTTACCAAGACGAATTTTACGCTCTGCTAATCTTCTTTCTTGTTCTTGCTCTTGCTTGAGTTGATTTTGCTCAACAGCACTTTCTGCTTGCAATAATTTGGCAGTGTTTTGCACTCCCTGATTTAAGTCGGTGACTTGCACACGAATCACATCAAGACTCTGCTGAAGACCGCCAACTGTTTGTTGAGTTGTTTGAATGCTTAAGTCTTGTGCTCTATCAACTAAACTAACTTGAGGTCTAACTACAATTGCTGTGCCAGTAGTGGCGCCAGCACCGCCACCTCCTCCACCTACTCCAGCACTACCTCCACCGCCAGAGACTACACGCCCACCAAAAACAGTTCTTGGGAGGGTTGTAATTCTACCTAAAGAAAATTTTTGAAGGGTAATTCTTTCTGTGCCAGTATAATACCCACCACCCGGTTTTTCACCTGTTTGTGCTCTTAAACCAGCTTCTGCCCTATCCATTCGCTTGATTCTTCAGGGTTTCCTCTTCAATATATTGTTGGAGAAGAGTAATATAAACCTCCCTTTCCCAAGGAATCATATTTTCCAACTCTGTTAATGAATATTTATGGTGCTGAATCAAGGCAAAGTTTGTCTTGTAGTATGATGCAAGGTCTTCGTGCATCATTCCTAGGCGAAAAAACTTGTTAGACCCTCCAATACTACTTCACTTTCCACTTCAGTATTTGGATTTGTAACTTTAATAGTATGAGAAAGTTTAGGCATTGTTTCAAAAAACTTTTCAATGTCTTTAAACTGTTGAGAAGTTAGTTGCTCAAGAAATTCCTTAAGTTCTTTTTTTGTTACATCAGAAGATGACCAAGACTCTTCTTCACTATAAATCTGCTCAATACAAGAGGTAATCATATCAAATGTTTCATCAACAGAAATTTCAGATCCAGCAATAAAATTACTCTTGACAAATTCTTGCATTGATGGATATCTCATTCTCAAAGTTAAACTATCATCAAGTTTGATATCTCTCGAATGGTCTTCTCTAAACTCAACTTCAATATCATCTAGATTGATACTTACAGGAACTTGTGTATTTCCATCATCGGGACAAGTAATTAAAACATCAACGGTTTCACCAACAGATTTTCCACGAATGTTGAGGAACAAATATTCAATATCAAAAGTTGCAAGTTGCTCAATCTTAATTCCACGAGTAACAATGCAATTGCCAATTACTGTTTTTACTGCTTCAGCAATTTGCTTTGGGTCTTCACTTTCCATTGCAATGATTAAAACCTTTTCTTCCTTCACAAGAAATGGGCGATACTTGATACTTTTCTTTAGAGAAGGAATTTCCAACTCATAGGTCGGTGTTGAAATTTTTGGTAAAGGCATAATAACCTATAGAAACGTCAGTAAAGTTATTTAGAAGAGAGTTTCTGAGTTCGCTTGTGTAGATAATGGATTTGAAGATAAAGAATCTGATGCTGACTGAAGTGCTTCGCTATTGCTTACTCCAAAAGTATAAGTTTCCTGAGATGCTCGGAAAACATCCTCTGCAGATTGTGGAGCCGATGGAATATTCTGCGGTTGAAGAGGATTGAGATTATTATTATTTCCGATAACAAATTGATTAAAGGAATTTGTTGCTCCAGCAATATAACGATCGTATTGAAAAGAAGCAGAAACTTTTAAAGTATCTGATGACGTATATGAAACAGGAACTGAACTTATGTTTAATGGAAACAACCCTCTAAAATTATATACAATCTCCCTTCGATAATCCCTATCAAACTTAACTATTCTAACTTGATTTGCCTTATAATATTGGGGGTATTGCATTCTCACAAAATAATTACTGACATTTTGACTAATTGGTGCGTTTTCACCAATAAGACCTTGATTATTAAAAGACCCACTGGCAATAAATTCCATCCAACATTCTAAAAAGTTAAGCATTTGATAATCACTATCGACATAAAAATCTAGAGTGATTTCTGAATAGATTCTAGAGCTTGCAAACTTTTCTTGAACTCCCATATAATTTCCATCAACTGTAAAAGATCCTAATGATGTTGTTGGAAGCACAGCAGAGTAGCATAACAGACCAGCGCCTTCAGCAATAAATCTGGGATTGATTCCCCTTCTAGAAAGGTAAAACATCAACTCTGGAGGCAGCATTCCAAATTGCACTTCATAATGAGAAGTTTGTGCAAGATTGGTTAGCAGTGGTTTAATATCCGATATTCTGCGAGGAAATGCCACTCTAAATACCTTATACGAGTCTTATATTATTAAGTATTTAGATGTCATATAAGGGAAAATATAAACCATCGCATCCTGAAAAATACAACGGAGATCCTACAAATATCATTTATCGATCTCTTTGGGAAAGAAAGTTTTGTGTCTATTGTGATACGAATGAAAAAATAATTGAATGGTCATCAGAAGAAAAAGCAATTCCTTATCGGTCACCAATCGACGGAAAGATACATCGGTACTTTCCAGACTTCCTTATTAAAGTCAAAGAATCTGATGGTAGTATTAAAAAATATATGATTGAGATTAAACCCTCAAAACAAACAGTGCCTCCCCCAAAACCAAAGAGACAAACAAAGCAATACATTGCAGAGGTTTATGAGTATGCTAAAAATCAATCAAAGTGGGAAGCAGCAAGAGAATGGTGTGCTGATCGTGGGTATGAGTTTAAGGTAATCACCGAACACGAATTGGGAATTAAGTAATGCCAAGAAAGACTTTACAACAAAGAAAAAGAAGTCGTATTACCCTTCTTGTAAAAAATCTGCTTGGGACAGAAAATGCTAATGATATTATGAATAAATTAAAGACTATTTTACCAGAAACTGTAGGACCACCGAAGGCAGGTAAGTTTTATATTTTTGTATATAACGCAAAGACTTCTGGAGTGAGATATGACCAAAATCCTTTAGTCGCAGTTACAGAAGTTTTTAATTGGGGATTTAGAGGAATCAATTATCACTGGGGAGAAGTGCGCCAATACACTTGGGATGAAGTTGCAGGTGCTGTCTATGAGGTCTATAGGGAAGAAATAGATGACTTAAGGCGATTGCCTTTCAGCAACATTCTAACTAAATAGTTCAAAAAATAAATGTCCAAACCAACAGTATTCAGATACCCATTAGGTCTCATAGATCAGAATACTGACTATGTAAAAATTGATGCTTATAAGTATCGTCCTCCAGGACTTAATGTTCCTACACAGCAAAACTTTTCTTTTGCTCAAAAAAGTTCTGATGGACTATATGATAGTTTGGGTGCAAAAGAAATAAGAGGGACTATTATTTTACCCATTCCACAAAGTATGCCTACCAACACACAATCTGCGAGTTGGTCTGAAGGTAGAATGGGTCCAGGAGCAACTTTAGGATTGGGAATAGCATCTAAAACTATAGAAAGTAAAGATTTTTTTAGTAATTTGGGGTCAAGTTTAGCAGCAGCTGCTGTTGGTATCAGCAAAGCTGCACAAACAACACTAGGTCAAAAAGGATTGCAAAGTTTTTTTGCTGCAAAAGGTGTTGAACAATTGCTAGGGCAAGATGGTCTATTTAATGATGTTTTAGCAAGACAAACAGGAGCAGTATTTAATGAAAATATTGAATTGTTATTCAGAGGTTTAAATCTTCGAGCACCATTTCAATTTGCCTTCGATTTGGCGCCAAGAGATGATAAAGAAGCACAAGTAATTCGAAATATGGTCATTTTCCTTAAAAAAGAAATGGCAGCTAGAAAAGGAAGCCAAACTGGAGCAGCTGCTGGATTATTCTTAACTGCTCCAAGCGTTTTTAAAGTTCAATATATGAGTGGTGGAAAACCACATCCATATCTCAACAAGTTTAAAATTTGCGCCCTTACTGATTTAGCACTTAACTTTACTGGGTCTAATACATATGCAACCTATTCTGACGGAACTCCAGTGCATATGAGTTTGGGATTAACATTCCAAGAGTTGACTCCAATTTACGCCCAAGACTACCCGGAAAGAAACGAAACAGGAGTTGGATACTAATGACATACTTCAGAGAACTTCCAAATTTAGAATATCAATCCTTTTTACCAGGAACTAAATCTTCTCATCAATATGTCACGGTAAAGAATTTATTCCGTAGAGTTAAACTTCGTGACGACTTACAAAATGTCTTCACTATCTTTGACAAATATCAAATTCCAGATGGTTCCAGACCAGAGTTGGTCGCACAAGAACTTTATGGAAGCGTTCAATATGATTGGGTTGTGATTGTATCTGCAGGAATTACAAGACTTAGAGATGAATGGCCACTTTCCGATAAACAAGTCTATGATTATTCGGAATCAATTTATGGAAGTGACTTAAATGAAATTCATCATTATGAAACCAAAGAAGTCAAAGACCCAGAAGATCGTTTAATTTTACCTTCTGGTCAAGTTGTTGATGAAGACTTTAAAGTTTATTATACTTACGATGGAAATCTTTATACAAATGACGCAACAGCACTTGGAGAAAATGTCATTCGCATATCAGACCCAATTGTGGGTGTGAGTAATTATGAATATGAAGTCAGAAAAAACAATGATAAAAGAGGTATCTACGTATTAAAACCAAGATACCTCCAACAAGTTATTAATGATACAAGAAAAGCGATGATCTATGATAGGTCATCGCAGTATGTGAATGATAGATTAATTAAGACTGAAAACACAAAGGTTTCAATTCCATTTTAAAGGAGGAGATTTCTCTCCTCCTCATACACATCAGTCTTCGGCAAGTTTTGCGAAGTACGAAAGTGCGTCATCATCCTCATCTTCTTCCACTGGAGCAGCAGCACGACGAGTGGGTTGAAGATTATTCAGTTCGCTACGAAGACCATCATCAAGGTCCCTTGCAGAACCACGAGAATACTCTTCCTCGTTATCAACTTCTTCATCGAGACGCACAGACTTTGCACCAAGCACTGAATCAAGACGCTTCTTCAATTCTTCATAAGTCTTGAATTGGTCAGGAGCAACAAATTCGGTAAGAGAATACTGCTTCTTCCAGATTGCTTCCATTGCATCATCATCGTCCAGAAGAGCTCCAACCGAAGCAAACTCACTGGAATCATAGTTACGATAACCAGCAACACTCTTTGCCTTCAGTTTGAAGTTTGCACCTTGCCAGAAGTCAAAGGCATTAATCGGAGTTTCGTCCTCATATTCAGGTTGCATTGCTTCCATAATCTTATCAAAGATTTTCTTACCATACTTGAAGAGGAAGACTTTACCTTCGTTTTCAGGATTGGCAGGGTCTTTGACGACATAAACATTGCTGACATAAGTCAGTTTACGCTTCTGCTTACGGGCAACTTCTTTGCCAGCATCAGTGCCATTATTCCAGAGTCCAGAGTTGTGCTCGCACACAGGGCACTTTTGATTCACGGTAGTCAGGCACGTATCAATTAACCAACCACCAGGACCTTGAAATGCGTGACTATAAACTTTGACAAACGGAATATCTTCCCCATTAGGAGCAGGAAGAAAACGGATTACGGCATAACCATTATTTGACTTATCTACACTCAACTTCCAAAAGCGGTCATCACTAGAACTTTCGGAGTTATTCATTTTTTCTACTTCTTTCACCAGTTTTTCGGTGAGAGAACCAAGTTTGGATTGCTTCTTAAGATTTTCGAATGACATAGGATTTTTAGGATACTTGGGATGAATTGGATTACTTGGATATTATAGCAAAAATGCTCTCAACCGTCAATGAATTGCTTGAGAGATTCGATGGTTTTGGTCATACTGCTAAACAGTACTCCCATATCAGTCTCTGGTGGGAAACCCATCAGGGCAACTGATTTACGAAGATTCTCTTTCATCACAACCGCTTCTGGGTCATCCGAAAGAGACAATCTTGTATACATTACTCTCTGTTTTTCAAGTAACATTTCAAGTCTTTCAATATGCTCCAGTTTATCTTCACGGGACATAACACCAAAAGTCAAAATGCTTCCATATATACTCTCTTGTAACTGATTGATTTCTTTCAGTTCTTCCTGAATAATATCAGAATCAAAAAATTTACTCATTGATAATTTCCCGTAAAATCTTCTTGAATTGAAACACATCAATATTTAGAAATGGATTGTATTTTTTCATTTTTAAACTGACGGTTTCCCATACCGGATCTGAAAGTTTCTTATCAAACTTTTTCCCGAACAGGAATATTTTATCATAGATGATTAGAGTTTCAATAGAAATCTTCCCGCTCAGGAATCTTTTTAGAACGGGTGGATGACCTTTGGAACAGTTCAAGGCATCCTCTAATTTTGTTTCCAAGAACAATTCGCTGCTTTGCTCTTTGAACAAGTAAGTCAAACTCTGTTGTCTCCGCATCCAATCTGCGTATTTCCTTTCGCCAGAATTGATAATTTCGCCAATCCATAAATTACTCGCGTTGTCTGCCTCTACAAAATTTGATACTAAAAAATCTACGACTTCTTTGTCAGAGTATTTGCGACTTGTTTTCTCGAACCAATATTTATCGCGCCTCTTATTAAAGGAAGCAATACTGGCACGGGTCTTCGCACCATACTTGAAGAAATCGTATTTTGGATTTGTAAAATGATTTTTAAGTGACAGATAATGTTGATAAGTTTCAAATGGAGTCACAATCATAGAGGCAGTTTTGCACGCGAGGTCCGCTTCATAAAGTTTAAACTTATCGCATCATATTTCAACTTTTCTTTTAGAGGTTTTGAAATAAGTTTTGTAACTGACTCAACTTCAAGACTATTGATCTCACAATAATGACAAATTGCGTCAATATAATTGAAGTTTTCTTCAATTACAATTTTCTCTATTTCTAGAGCAAACTTTGAAGGAGTAAGAAACTTATTTTCTATGACTTGTTCTAATTCTTTATTTGGTTCCATAGATCTCCAGTTTATCTCTAACAAACTTTCTAATGTATTCGGTGAGAAGTTTGATGTATTTTGATTTGTCATATTCTTCATAAACGACGCATTCTCCATTTTCACAAGCCATGATGATTACAAGTTTTTTGACTGAAATACCAGTCAGTTCATATAGCATACAACCATATGCCATACATTGAACAAAATAGTGTTCAATCCACTCGCGTGGTTTTGGTTTTTTAGAAGTCTTAAAGTCAATTATTGCTAACTCGCCGTTATATTCAGCGATACAATCAACTGTCCCAGCAATACCCAGTTGCTTACTATATAGGGACCCTTCAAGGGCGTAAATATTATTTATGCGCTTTATCTCCGTTTTCGCAATCTTAAAAAGAAAATCCGCAATCGGCGCAACAGACGGCAAATCTTGATTCTTAAGGTAGTGCTCCGTAAGAGAATGCATATCCGTGCCGCGAGAAGTCGCCGCTTTAGTAATCTTATCAGCTTCCTCCTCACCGACCTTTTTACGCCAATTGACAAAGATTTCACGATTAAAATGACTCGTAATAGAAGTAATGGATACTAACTTAAGGAGTTTTTCCTCATCTGGCACAGAATAATATCTTACACCATCAATCGTTTCACGCTCCAACTTTGGGAGTTCAATATCAATATGATTAAACATCAAAAACCAGCATCCATTTTCGCAATAATGTATTCTTTGACAAGTCCAGAACGAACAATATCGTCTACACCAAATTCAATTATATCAAAAGATGGCATTTTACGCAATACTGACATAAAATCTACAATACCATTACGCTCATTTGTTTTCTGTAAGTCTGATTGAGAAGCATCACCACAGAAACAAATCTTGGTATTCTCACCAACACGAGTAATGATGGAATCAAGTTCGTGGAAGTTTAGATTCTGAAACTCGTCCACAATAATGATTGCATTATCAAGAGTCGTTCCGCGAAGAAAAGAAGTTGACCAGAACTTAATTGTTTCTTGCGACTTTAAGTTGCCATAGAGCATCTCAAATTCAGAATCACTAGGCATCTGGAACATATACTTCACCATATTCTTATAAGGAATCTGGTAAATATCTGCCTTATCTTCGTGAGAACCAGGAAGGAAACCAATTTCTCTTGTCGCAACTAATGAACGAACAAGATAGATTTTCTCATAAGGAGTTGATTCATCTAGAACGTCAGCAAGAGCATTGTAAAGAGTAATAAAGGTCTTACCCGTTCCAGCACACCCGTAGGCAACTAGATGTTTACCGTCAGTATAAGATTCAAACAAACGCTTTTGGTTTTCTGTAAGAGGGTCAATATCAACCAAGTATTCTGCACTTAGAGGTTTTCTCCTCTTCATTTGTTTTGCGGTCAGACCAACACCGATTGGTTGATCGTTGTTTCCTCTTTTTCTTCTTGCCATATTAGAGTTTTTTTACAGTTGAACCGGGCATTTTTTGAGCACGACCTAAGACATCATTCCACGAAGGATGTTTTTGAGTTAATTTATTTCTCCAATCTCCCACCTCACCAACATTCATTTGTGTTGGAATGAGTGGTTTGAGATGAGGATTTTCTTTGAGATATGGGTCCTTTTCTGCCATAAGCATCCATTTCTCAAAGATTTCACCAGTTTCAGTATTTTCGAAGCGATATGTAGGCATCAGTTATAATCTCAACATAAAATATTTAGACCCACTCAAGAGCTTCTGCAACTGTCGGGAATTGCTCAGAAAATACTTTTTTGCATTCAAGAGCAATATCCATATGCTCTTTTTGAGTACCATTGGCAGATCTAAGTGTTATGTAATGTATCCACGACCTGCAAGAACCCGTCATATAGATGCGTGTGGGCGTCGCTAAAGGCAATACAAATCTTGCACACTCTTTTGCTACACCTGCCTCTAACATTCGCTTGTAGAGGTTATTAGAGTGCTTAAACAATTCAGCAATTTCTGCCTGAAACTTAAGTTTTACATAGTCACCAAGATCATCTGTGGAGTTTTGACGATTCTTGGTATCTTGTTTACGAAGATCTGGAATAGGAATATTTTCGGTGATTAGATTTGTGTCAGCATACCTTTGTGAAAATTCCTGAAATGTAAAGGACCTGTGTCGAAGTATCTGAGCTGCGATACCACGGTTAGTTTCAATCTCAAGACTCATAGAAGATTGCTCAAACACAGACCAATGATTGTGCTTAATACAATAACGTAGCAAACCCGCATAGTTTTCAGAATCCTGATTCTCTGGATTACTAACTCTCGCAATAAACGCCATTGTTTGTTCTGCATCGGGAGTCACGCTGATAAGTTTTACAGTCATTTCTTTCCAAATCCTTTTGATGTTTTTGATTCAAGTTCTGCGATTTCTTCCTTAAGCGTTCGCAGTTGTGTTTTCATCTCTCTGATTTTTTCATCAGTATAAAGATTTTCTTGTTTTACCAATCTTTCTAAAAGTTTAATGAGTTCTCGTGCTCTACTGGTCATCTAAATCAGAATCCTCAAAAATTTCGTCGTAATCTAACACTGGTCTTTTTCTGACTTCTGGTTCTGTATACTTATTATACGCAGAAACATCAGAATAAACTTCTGCTTTCAGAGAATCAACCAAGAGTTCTAAATTACGAACAAGAAGTTTTAGTTTGTCTTTATCCATAAGTTACTATTCTCTTCAGGCATTTTACCATAAAAAAAGAGGGGCAGTCAACCCCCCGTTTCATTATGACTTGCTTAACAACTCCCTACAAATTCTTTTACAAGTTTGTTTTTCATCATCACACTCAATCAAACAATTAAAATAATCATTAACTAAGTCGTTCTGTTCATTAGATCGTTCTACTGTCTCCTCAAATTGTTTCCATCCAGCTAATTGATTGTAAGAGATTAGGTTGTGCATAATAACCTCCATGCACATAGAATAACATAACAAAGGGGTTTTCGTTCATACGCTTCACCTCTATATTCTACTACTATCTAGGTGTTTTGTGTT